TATATTCTATAAGATGCTACATATATAAACATATGTATAGTGTAATTAAAATATTTAATATAATTTTTCTAAAATATTTTATAATTTCTCTGAAATTTTTATAATTTCTCTGAAAATAGCAATAAATTTTTTATTTACAAAAAAAGTTTTAAATATTACAGTTTAAAATATTTAAAATAGTTTATATATGTTCTAATATTTTAAAGAACAAAAATCTTTATTCAATTTATTATAAACTGTATATAATTTATATAAACATATTTATAAAATAAACTTCCTTTATTCAGCAAATACTTTTATAATTTCTCTTAAAATAACAATAAATAATAAAGGTGAATATTATATACTTTATAAAATGGACATGTTTATTATTGTATGTTATATATAGTGTTTATTATAACTTTATTGAAAATAAAATTATACATAAATTATGATTATATCTGTTTATTATTACGGAGTATAATAAGTGTCTTCTTATTTATTAAATTAGTTTTTTATTTATTGGGTATGTTTAGTATCGCTTTATTTAAAAAATTAAAAAAAAATATTTTTTTAATTTTTTAAATATTTTTTTATGGACATGTTTAGTATCATCTGTTCGGATTACTGTTTAGTATTAATCTTATTGAAACATAATAATAATTAATAAATGAAGTTAACAAAGTCCGCTTTAGTTATTTTATTCTATTATAATTATTTTATATTGGGAACTTTGTTTATTAATTATTATTATTTTTCAATAAGATTAATACTAAACAGTAATCCAAACAGATGATACTAAACATGCCTTATATTAATTATTATTATTATTTTTCAATAAGGTTAATACTAAACATACCCATTTATAAATAATTTAGTTTTTCAGGAAAAATATATGTATAAATAATTATTCTTATATTAAGAGACATTAAACTTAATTCTTAAAATTTTAGAAAATAAAAAAATTTACGAAAAATTAAACTATGTTCAAATATTTTAATTTAAAATATTATTTTTATTATTTTTCTAAAATTAGAAATAACTATACTATCTAGTATGATTATCTTTATAATCAATTACTACATGAATCTCAGATTTTTTCTTTAAAGGCTCTAAAGTGTTTACTACTAACTCATAAAATGCATCATTTTCTTTTGGCAAATATCTTTCATTTATAGATTCATTATTTTTAGAATTATAAGTTAAATAACATTTATTTATATTACCTCCTATACGTGGCAGTATATAACATTTATCATGTTCCTCAGTAGCATCTGAATTAAAAATAGTTTTAAAAACTGTAGATAATGCTTCTTTTTTATATTCTATTGTATTATTTAATGGATCTTCTACAGTTGCATGTAATGAGGGGTACGCAATTTGGCGTTTTTCAATTCCATTATTAAAATTTGGTGTAAATATAAATAATAAAGTAACCTTGATATATTCTCCGTTAATGTTTAAGGTAGCCGTATATTTATATCGTTTATCATATTTATTTTTATTATCTCTATTTGTATAATTTATTTCTTGAATAGTTAACGGACTCAATTCTGTATGTCTTAGTGAATATTTTATATTTTGTAATGTTTGGTTCTTTATATTTTCTGGATTATATAATGAATGATCAGCATATAAATACAATCCCCATTCAGGATATCCATCTTTAACTGATTTTATTGTTTTAAATATATCTTTATCTCCGGATATCCATTTTCGCATAATATCTTCTTCTAATCCTCCTCCTCTAAAGTTTATAAGGTTTATTTTTATTGCTTCATTACTAATAAAAAGTCTATATGCATATATTAATTCTTTAATACCTTTTATACCTTCTATACTTGTAGGACTCTTACTATAATAATACAATTTATTATGTACATCTGATTTCCACTTTGTATATTTATCCTGTAAAGTTTCTCCAACTATCTTATAATGTTCAAATACGTTAGAATGTAAATTTAACCATTTTCCATCATAATCTGATTTTATTTGTTCATTTAAATTGTCTTCCATCCATTTTTGTAGTTCAGATGTGTATTTAGTAAAATATAAATATAACCATATATAAAAGTCCATATATATTTTATTACCAATTCCCCCCCATGGTTGCCCTGCATTTGCAGGAACAACTAGTATTTTTTCATACCCTGGTTTTTTTTCATGCAATTCAACTAATATCTTAAATAAATCTCCTCCTCTGCGGAATATGTTTTCAGGCTTAGCATTTTTTAAATGTGATGGTAGAGATTTGATTTGATTCATAGGTGGTGATTCTACTGGTATATATTGCCTTTGTAAGTTATATGGTGGTCTATATAAGTATGGACTTAGGTGTGGTTCAAATGATTTAGATGATGGATATGTGTTTGTACGTGGGGGTGGTTTAAATAATGGGTTAGGTGTATATGGTTTTGTATGTATGGGTAGAGAATATATTAGTTTAGGTTTAGATTTAGATTGTGCAGAATAAGGAACCCTCGGTCGCGTTATACTTATGTTCTGTGAGAACGGTAACTTATTTAATGATAAATATTTATATTTATATTTTAAATATTTTTCATTATAATTTATTATTTCTTGAGGATTAATACTTTGCATATATTATATATTGGAAAATAATATTAATTATTTATATTGGACATGCTTATTATCATCTCTTTCATTTGTTGATAATTATCGTTTTATTTTATTATTTTAAAATTCTTAGAAATTAATTTTCTTCTAAACGCACGGAAATAAAATACACATAGCTCCCATATTATTATATTATTAGTAATAATAAAATACATAATTTAAAAATTAATAATATTAATATATTAAATCTATATACACATTAATAAATACAATTCACTTAATATAAATTATTTTATTTAATAACAATTATTAAAGCAGTTAAATATATAAAAGAACAACAATGTTTAACGGAACTTTGTTTATTTATTATATAGATATCCTTTAAATTGTTTAAATCTATTAATAGAACTACGTGTATGTTCTATATGTCCTCTAGTTTTTAAACTCTTTTTTTCTTTAAATGTATGCTTTCTTATTTATTAGGATCTTTGGAAACTTCGTTTATTTATATTATTAACATCTGATATTAAATCATCTATTTTTAGTTCTTTTAATTCTTTTTTCAATAAAAAACACATCATAAGATAGGTAAACTACATATTTTTTGAAAATTATATTTGTAATTATGTAAATAATAAATGTTTCTCATTAAATTATATTTAGACATGAATATTAGGCTTAATCAATTTATTATCATTTATATTTATATATATATATATATATATTTATATAAATATAAATTTATAGAATTTCATTTATTATTATAATTATGAAATCAAAAATAAGTAATATTTATAATAAAATTGCGATGTTCATATTAAATATATAAATATGTTTTTTATTAAAAATAAAGAAATTTCCCATATATAACATTTTTGTTATTGATTTATTATGGGGCATTTAAGTAAATTATAAAATATTAATTTGGATTTAGTAAAAAAAAAAATAATTGAATTCAATAAATGAGTATCATAATGAGTTTTTGAAAAAGAATATAAAATTATGTTAAATCAATATAAATGTAAACAATTGAAGATCCTAATATATATTATTTTAAAATTAAAGATATTATAGTATATATAATAATGACTACATCTATGGGAGGATTATTACAATTAATAGCAACAGGAATACAAGACAGACCAATAATAAATACTCCTGAAATTACATTTTTTAAAAAAATATATAAACAACATTCTAATTTTTGTATTTATAATAATGAAAAAAATTTAGGATTATTAAAAAGTCATAGAGAAAGCTATTTTATTATTGAACAAAATTCAGACTTACTATATAATTTATATTTTAAAATTACATTATTAAATAATAATAATAATAATAATAATAATAATAATAATAATAATAATAATAATAATACAAATATTAATAAAAATATTTTACAGTATGATATAATTTATGAAAATAATTATTGTTTGTTATTTTATATTGAAAATAAATGGTATTTAATACCTGAAAAAATAATGTTAGATAATAATATATCTTATAAAATTAAACAGATAAATTTTGATTTATCTACTTATTTTATATCAGATATAAATATTCCTAATATAATATATTATCAAATTATTTATAAAAATATATCTCAAAAAAATATTATTTCATTAAAATCACAATTTAATGAAATTTATAATTATAAATTAAATCAATTATTTAATAATTATTGGAATTATAATATTATAATAAATAATGGAGAAATTATACAATATTTTAATTATATTAATAATAATTTTACTATACAAAAATATGATATAGATATTGTATATATTTATTGTAATGAAAATAATTTAAATTTTAATTTATATAAAGATAATATATTAACTGGTAATTCTAAACTTTTATTAATTATATTATTATTATTATATGGATATCAAAATAATATAATATTTACTTTTTGGTCAAAATATAATATTGATGTTTATAATAATATTATTTCTTTTGTTAGTAATTCAAATAATTATTCTAATGAATGGAAAAATAATATTAATTATTTAATGAATTTATTTTTTAATAAAATAAGTTTTAATAATCAAATTTATGATGTATATATTAATAAATATTTATTATCATCTATTACAATAAATACAGAGTTTAATAATCTACCACTAACAAATTTAACTAATAAAAGTATAACTGATATTTATATAAAATTAAAAGTAATATTTGATCGTTTTTATATATATCAATTAAATGATAAATTAAATGATAAATTAAATGATAAAACTATTTTACAATTAAATTTTAGTGATAAATATTTATCAATATTATATAGTAATGCGAAAAATACATCAGATAATAGTTATACTCAAAATTATAAAAATAGTAAAATAACATATTCTAATTTGATTAACAATTTTGATTTATTAAATGGAGATGATTTAAGACTAAATTTAATGCCTATTGATATACAAAATATTTTTGGTATAATTGCAATAGAAATAGTAAATAATATAACAATAAAAAATAAAGCGTTTTTATCAGTATTAGTATTATGGCGTAATTGTATAATATTAAGATTATATAATAGATTTAATAAAATATTTAATTTAACATCAAATAATAATAATTTATATGATTTAAATATAAATAGAAAATTAACATTATATTATTCAATTTATCCCAATAATATGTTTACATATGAAGAATTTAATAATTCTTTTTATGAATTATTTTATAAAAATAGTTTTATAGGATGTTGGAATATTACTCCAGCTATATATTTAGATATTAAAAATAATATTTTTAATATTAATTTATCAGATATTCAAAATAATTCTATATTTGAAAAGTTAAGCAATAGTTTAAATTTATCAATAGAAAATTATTATATTTATAATAATAAATCATTTATTTATGATAATGAAAACTTAACAATAACTATTATTAATTTTAATAATAATTATACCAATAATATTAAATTATATAATTATAATAAAGAAATTAATTATACTAGTATTAAGTTAAATAAAACTCAACTTATTATTACATTACCAAAAGCAATACTATTAAATAGATTTATTAAATTAATAGCAATTTATCAGATGTCAGTACCTATATTAAATTTTTTACCTAATCAACCTAGAACTTTTACATTTAATTATAATTCATTAATTACATCAAATAACAATATATTACCCTTAACAATTCAAGCATTTCAATATAATTTTAACTTACAAATTAATAATACTTCTTCTAGTAATCTTAATATAGGTATTTATTATTATAAAATATTAAATAATACAAAACAAATTTATGTATCTGCTGATCAAAATGTTAAAATATTAAATATTGATTTGAATATAGATATATATAGAAGTTGTGTTAATGATAATACTACTTTTTATTTATTAACTAATTTAAATGATAATATAGATAATAATAGTGATGATAATATAAAAAATAATTTACAATGGGAATTATATTCAATAGATTATCATTTAGAAATTAATAATACTTCTTCTAGTAATCTTAATATAGGTAGTTATTATTATAAAATATTAAATAAAACAACAAAAATATATGTATCAGCTAATCAAAATGTTAAAATATTAAATATTGATTTAGATATAGATATATATAGAAGTTGTGTTAATAATAATACTACTTTTTATTTATTAACTAAATTAGATAATAATATAGATAATAATAGTGATAATAATATAAAAAATAATTTACAATGGCAACAATTACATGGAGGCTATTATAGTTATGCATTAACTTATTATAATGATGATAATATTGTTTCTAATGAAACTACTATAGATTATATATATAATTTATATATTTATAATAATCAATATATTAAGATAAGTAATATTCCTATAATACAAAATTATAATTATCGTATTTATAGAACTAATATAAATTCTACTCATTTTAAATTATTAATAGATAATAAAAAGTATAATTATAATTATTATATTGATAATTTAACTAATTTAAATACGTCTAATATAGAAGATATTAAATCTAATAGATATATTAATGATTTAAAAACTAATAATATTATTAAAATAATAGAGTTATCACCCGATGAAATAGAATTTATGCTGCGTAAATCATTATATTATATAACAAATACAGATATTATTCATAATAGTTATTTATATTTATTTTATTTAATTAAAAATAATAATTATAAAAATTTTATTAAATTATATTCAAAAAATAAATTTATTAATTTATTTGATATAAATCTAATACCTGACACAATAGGAACTAAAAAAGGCACTTATTATTATAAAATATCTTATTATAATAGTAATACAACGGAGGAAACAGCTCTTTCATCATTTAAATCAATCACATTAACGAATCAAAATACTAAAATAAGTTTGAAAGATTTAAATAATGACAAAAATATAATACCATCATATATTCTTACTTTATATACTTCATGGAATATTTATAGATCTAAGAGTCAAGACACGGACTATTATAAAATAATAACTACTTCATTAATAAATACATATATTACAGATACTATTTCAGACGAAGATTTAACAATAAATCCTACACTATATCCTAGATGGAATAATATTTTATATTTATCTGAGCCAATAAGTGATTTAACAATAACTTATTCAATATTATGTATATCTATAGATAATGATTTAATTCCAAATTTAGAATCTTTTATTAGTCATTCTACAGATGTTAATTTAATGAATACTAAAAATATATCGGAAAGCATAGATTATATTTATTATAAATCTTTTGTTTCATTTGTAGATAACCAAACCCCTCAAGATTCTTTATCTTATTATCAATTATATTTTTATAATATACCTTTCAAAATTAATAAAACATCTATTATTAAATTAAATTCATATACTGTAGATTATATATTACCTATATCATCTCAACAATTCTTTCGTAAAAACTCAACTAATATATATCAGCAATTAATTGATAATACAACATATATACCTACAACACAAGTTAAAAATAATTCAGATTTAACTGTTCAAAATAAAACTTTAACTATTGATTATATTATTACTCAAACCACATTTAATCCTTCATTTGATGAATTTAATTATGATAATAATTATAACTCTTTTGATGATTTAATGAGTTTATTAGATACAAACAATATAAATTCAACTTATATACCTTTAATTAATTTAATAAATAAATCTAATGATACATTTCTAAATATTTTTACAACAATAAAGAACGCAGAAATATATGGTAAAACAACTATAGAATATATTTTTAATAAAATAAATTTTATATATGAAAATAATGATTATGATAATTATTCACATTATTCAATTTATCCATATATTTATTATCCATATGATGCATCAAAAAAAATAACATTAGATATAATAAAATATTTATCTAATATATCTAATTATTTTAATTCTCAGATAACACGAATTAATAATGATATTAATGATATTAATAATAATATAATTAATTATTATAATCCTAATAATTATAATAATCAATTTTTACCTATTAACGCTATTAATCAAATAATTAATAATGAAACTATTAATAACATTAATTTATTACATCCTATATCTACAACTATAAAATATGATTATATAAAATATAACAATAATATATATACTGATTTTGTTCTTACTAATAATAGTATTCAATTAAATAATTCTACTATTGAACCTATTTCTAATGATAATTTATATAATATAATAAATAATAATAATGAAAAATTTAAATACATTGGAATTATTAATTTAACTAATCCAATCAATATTATTAATTATTATTATGATAACTTAACAGAATCTATTAATATAAATAATTATACATTAAATAAAAGAAGAATAATTAATTCACAATCTATAATACTAAATACAAATAATATATATTGCTGTGTTATGCAATTATCAGTAAATGATTCTATTGTTAATATACTTTATAATTCAAAATTAATTTTATTAACTAAATATGCCGATTATATTTATATTTTAACAAGTGATACAGAAATACAAATACCCACAACAATGTCATTAATAATGACAGACAAAGATTATAAAGATATTATTAATATTAAAATTATATCTATTATAAATAATAATTTATGTAATTATATATCAACATTAACAGATATAGACATTATTAAAACTTATAATTATTGGTCAGCAGACTATATTACTTATAACAAAATAACAAGTAATTATTTTTATTCCAATACAAATATTATACAACTTGCAAATTTTGATGATGCTAACTTATACGATTATTATTGTGATTTTAATAATATTATTTATAAATCTAATATTAACCAACCAGTTATAGGAGGTAATCAAATAAAAATGACTGATGATAAAATAATAACAGTAACACAATCAGACGACTATTATATTACTAATGAAGATATTTCTAATTATCAATATTATTCTTTTGATAATAATATTTTTTATCCTATAAGTATTAATCCTAAAGATAATAAGAGGTTTAAAATAAAATCTATAAAATCAAATATTAAAATTAAAATTTGTAATTTTAATACTATTAATTCACCTATTATTAATAATAATAATATACATGTATTAAATGAATATAATAATGAATTTTATATTTTATGTTATTATAAAGATTTAGAAATTCATATAATAAAAATTAAAGAAATATTAACTAAATTGAACCATTCATTAACTTATCATTGTTGGTTATATAAAAATGAAAACTTACCATTTATTCAATTTACTTCTAATATTCCTATGTATTGTTTTTATAAAATAAATAATATAATATATTATAATTATTCTGGAAATATAACTTATCAAGATACTATAAGTGTATTAGATTCTATAGTATTTTATGATGATTGCAAGCAATTATTTTATATTAATAATGATACATATTATAGTAATCTATCATCATCTGAAATTACAGATGTATATGAATTAAATTTTAATTCAGTACTAAATATTAAACCTGAATTAATATGTGGATATATTAATAATGGAAAATATTATATATCTCCATCTTATATATATTATAATTATGAAACTTCTAATAATTTTGATTCAACAAATATATATACTTTAATGCATGATCCATATTTTATTAAAAATGAATTTAAAATATCTTATGTAAATAATTCAACTACATATCAAATATCTTATATTAATAAATATTATCTTGAAATTAATGAAATTATAATGATTAATAATCATTTTTTTAAAATACTAGGATTAAATTATAGAAATAAAAGTTATGATTTGCTATTATTAAGATCATCTGATAATATGATATTATTAGAAAATACAAATATTAATGGCTATTATACTTTTGGTTGTTATACTAAATCAATAAAATATATTCCTGAAATGCAATTAGAAGGAATTTATATATATCATACATTATATACATTAAATATAGGCGATATTTATTATCATAATCAAACACTACATATTAATACTAGAGATAATTATGAATTAGATAATATTTTTGTATATAACAAAAAAATAGATATTGATTTATATTATAATATAAGAACTAATAATTTATATATTTATAATGATTTTATAAAAATACAGCTTGGTGATAAATTATTATATAATAATGATATATATGATATTTATTATATTAGAGATAATATAATTTATTCTAATTTTAGAAATAATATATCAGGAATAAATAAGTTTAAATTAATTGTAGTTCCTTCTACGAATTATTTTATTTCTTTTATTGATAATCCATATTATTATACAAATATGCTGAATATACAAAATACATATCCTATTGAAATTGATATTAATTGTAGAAATAATAACATTACATTAAGGGATACTAAAATTAAATTAGATGAATTACAATTATATTATAACCAGATAGTTTATATATTAGGAAATTATTATTATATTACTAATATATATGATAATAATATTATATTATCAGAAAATATTAAAGATGGAAATTATAAATTAATATTAAGTCCTTCTTATTGTAATATATATAATTATTATATAAATAATATTAGTATTAATTATAATAGAACATTAGAAGAATATTATTTTAAATTAAATAATATATATGAATTATATGATGAAAATAATATAATATATACTGCTAAATTAATTAAGCAGAATACATTTGAATTTAAATATCGAAATAATGATATATTCATATATTATATAAATAGATTATTTAAATGTTATATTAATTTAAATAATGAATTTACATTAATAGATTTTAATATAATACAAACTAGAAATTTATTAGATTTAAATACTGATGTAATTGAATTTTATAAAAAATATAATTTTCAAATTATTAATTATAACTCAAAATATAAAATTTTATTTAATAATATAAATAATATTAACCTTGAATATATTAATGAAGTATATATTAATAATAATAAATATAATTTATCATCAATAAATAAAAATTATTTTATTGAAACTACAGATTATATACCAATAGATATATCAGAATTATATATTAAAACAGTTAATTATATAAAAAATACAACACTAAATACAACACTAAAAACAAATAATAATAACATTTATACGTATACACTTAATACAATTAGATTATCATATAATAATAATACTGATACTGATTATGATATTATTAATAATAATATTATTAGAGATGATATAAAAAATAATTTAAATAATACAAATTATTATATTTATGATTTACATCATAATATACAAAAAATATCAAATAATACTATTACATTATCATATATATTACCTATCTCAAAACCTATTATTGAAACAATAATTTTAAAACAAAATATTATTAAAACTAATAATAATATTAATTTAATTGATGATAAACAATATAATGTAAATTATATTTATAATTATAATATCGTTAAAGATATTTTTTTTATTCTAAAACCATGGAAAAATTGGACTTTATTAACATATAATTATCATAATAATATAATTAATAAAGCAATAAATAAAAAAAATAACGTAGTTACTCAAGATACTGATTCTAATTCTTATTTAACTATTAATGATATTAATCAATTAACCGATTTTATTACTAATGTAAATAATACTAATTTTAATATTTTACAAAAGATTGAAAATTTAATTCATAATATATTATTTAAATGGATTGATAAATCTAATAATTCATTTTTCAATAATCCATTAAAACATATAAATGATTATATTTCAAATATTAATTCTGATTATTATTTTGATGGAAATAGATTAATTAATAAAAATAATCCAATATATTATATTTCTAATGAGTTTGAATATAATAATAATATTGTATATCGTTCAAAAACAAATTATGATAAAGTGTTAAACCAAATAAAATTATATATAAAACGCGATGAATCTAACATATCATTATTAAGTAATAGTGATTTATTATTTGGTATAAATATAAATGAATTATTAAAATTTTTATCAAATTATAAAATTAAACCTCCAACCCCAATAAATTATACATATAATTATACTATTGAAAATATTAATGCAACTAGTAATAAGTTAAGTATAGATAATATATCTAATATAACTGATATAAATGTATTACCTTATAAATTAACATTTACTTCAGATTATAATTATGATAATTTCATATTAATAACAGAAAATAAAAATTATGATATAGTTAATATTACATATTTAGGGCTTTTATTTGAAATTAATAATCCAATAAATGGAAACTTATATTATAATAATACTGAACTTATTAAATTTAATAATAAATATATTATTAATATTAATCCTACAACATTAATTAATTTAGCATTATCGCCCAATAACATATGTACAATTAACAATTATTATAATGTAAAAAGTTATAAAATACTTAATAAAATTATAATAAATTTTGATATTAATATTAACTATATTCCATATAGAACTATATTATATATTATAAATTATCTTCAAAATGAAATTTATTATTATTTATATTATTCTAATAATGAATATTATATTATATCAGATGAAATAGATGAAATAGATGAATTAATATATGTAGAAATACGTATTGTTAATTATGATTTTCATAATACATTTAATTTAATTAATAAGGTAGATTTAATTATTAAAAATTATAGAGATAATAAACAATATATTGAATTAATTAATTATGAGTATAAACCTAATTCAAATACTAATATATTAATTAATGATAAATATTATACATTATATTATGCATTAGGTGTTTTTTATATTCAATCTATAGATTTAACAGCAAATATAAATAAAATTATTAATACACTTATTATATCTGAAATTACAATTAATATTAATTTAAATAATAATGAAGTAGTTTATAAAATTAATACTAATAAAGAAGTATTAGAAAATAATAATTTAACTATACAAGATATAAAAGTTCAAAATAAATTTAATAACATATATACTTTTAAATTAATTGATAATCAATATATAATAGATAATATTAATACTATAAAACAAATTAATAGTTCAAATATATTAAATACTAATTATATAAATATAATATCGCAAATAAATAATAATATAATAACATATATTAATCCATATCAATATGTTAACACAGATCTTTTTTATATTTTTACTCCAAATGCTTTAAAATATTTTTATACATTTGTTAAAGATATTAAAGATTATAGTATTATAATTGATATAATATATATATATATTAATAATAAAAAAATTCAAACACATTTTTACAAAGTTAATAATAATATATATGTAATTTCAACAAATGAAAAATATATTAATGAAAATATTATTATATATGAAATAAATAATAATATTTATTATAATGGAACTAATTTAACTTTTTGTCATAATAATATAATTTTAGCATCTTTTAATAATCAAATAGACTTAAATAATATACAATTAAATTTAGATAATCCAATATATTATGGAAAATATTTAGTTTTATATAATAATTATAATATAATTAACGAAACATATAATAAGCATTTTATTAAAACTATACCGACTAATATAATAATGAATACACAAATGCAATTACCGGAATACAAATCATTACCAACATATGATACAATATTTTCATATATTAAATTATATTTTAATGATCAATTAATTGAAGAATTAAATCAATCTGTATATAATATACATTATAATTTATATTTAACAGAAGAAGAAAGAAATAAATTTAATAATATGGTTAAATATAGAAATAATACTATATATTTACCATTAATATTTTGGTTTACAAATAAACCTAGTTTATCATTACCAATTATATCTTTACCATTTACTAAAATTAAATTAAATTATTTATCAAATATTGATTATGATATAGATATTCAATTAATATCAGATATTATTATATTAGATACGCCTGAAAGACTATTATTTAGTAAATATAAACATGAATATATAATTCAAACTTATAAAACATATTCAAAAAATAGAATTAATAATATAAATATGATTATAGATAAACAATTTACAGGATTAATTAAAGATATTTATTTTATAACTGATCCTTATTATATAATAGTTACGGATGATATAAGATATGATACTTATTTAAAATCTTATACAAATTATAAATTATATTTATTAATTAATAAAATAAATAATATTATTAATACTAATTTACATATTTGGGCTTCAAAAATATATAATATTTTTATAAATTATAATAAAACCAAAAAAATTAATTGGATTCAATATAATTTATTTTTAAAAGATTTTTATAATAATTTAAATAATTATATTATTATTTATAATAATTTATCTGTAATAGATATAGTTATAAATACAGATATAATCAATATTATAGATATTCAAATTATTATTAATAACAATGAACAAACAAACAATAATATTATTAGAATTAATAATTTTATAAGATTATATTATCCTACTTATTCAATAGATATTATTATGTATATACTATTTTATACTGATAAATATTTAATTAATGTATCAGAAACAAGAAAACTATATATAACAAATATTTATTTAAAATATCAATTTAATTATACTATATTAAATAAATCTAGAATATCTTCTATAATATTACATGCTAATAGTAATGAATTATTATGTGAATTAGATACATCTTATTTTTCTAATGTAATACCAGTAATGAAATTTGGAAATTCATTACCTGAAAATTATTATGTATATAGTTTCTCTTTAAATCCTTTAGAAGAACAATTTTCAGGCCATTTAAATTATACTAATTTTAATAGTTCTAGTATTTCTATTAATTCTAATTCTGATATATTTGAACATTATAATATTTATACTTTAATTAAAGAATATAATATAATTAAAATAGTAAGTGGTATTGGTTCTAAATTATTTATTTAACTAATCATATTCAGGAAATGCCATATATTTGTGTATATAATATTATAGCATGATTATCAAAAGAATCCTCTATTTGTTCTACTGAATAAATACCTTTTAATTGATCATAAATATAATTTATTTGGTTAGTTATCATATATTCTAATATATTATACTTATTAATCAGTAATCCATTATTAAAATCATTTATAATATCTTCGTCTGTGCGTATACTTATTAATTTATTTATAATATTATTATATCCTTCATATAAACCATCAGTTGTTATAAATATATAATCATCATTCATTAATGGAAATTGATTTATTTCTGGTGTTCTTATTAAACAAATATCATCCACATCACCAAATCCGCCTGTAAATTCATTAGGTTGATTATGAACTATTTGTTTAGTAGTTTTAAATAAAATTTTATATTGTTGGATATCTTCTATTTTTCTAAATATCATTGAAATAGAATCACCTAAATTATATAAATATACTATATTAATACTTTCATCAATAACACAAATAGATAAAGTAGAACCTCCACTAATATTATTATTATTAATATATGTATTAACATTTATATGTAATATTTTAGTAATATTAATTAATAATTGATTAATATTTATAAAATTTTGTTTCAGATGTTCTGTAAAGAGAATAATAAAATTATCAGCTATATAAGATGATATTAATTTACCATTTCCATTTTTACCATGACCATCAGCAACACCCATAATTTGATAATTATTTATTTTATAACAAATTATTTTATCTTCTGAATATTCTAATGTTTTACTATATCCCGGATGTTCTTTAATCATAATAGTCATATAAAATATATAATAATATAATATTTATAATCATTTATATTATCATTTTTTTTATAATTAATTATTATAAACAATACCTCCTATGCCATTATTTATTTTAAATATATTATATTGTATAGCATAACATTTCATATTAACTGGATTTTGATAATTAATAGTTTTATTCATAGTTAATTGAATATATGCATCATCTATTTTACTAAAATTTAAACTTCCCGATGGTTGTAATTCTAATGGATTTAAAGCAAATGAATAAACATAAATTCCTTGTTGCATATTATTAAAATTATATTGATATATAGGTATCATAGTATAATAAGGAATAGAATCAATATCCATTCTATTAATAGAGTTTATTACAACTAAATTTTTATTAATTAATTTATCACTATAATTGAACATATCATTATTATTTAAATTAGATAATAATATTCCACGCCATACTAATAATTTTATTGGATTATATAATCCTAATTTATATATATTATTAGCAGAATATATTATTTGTTCTTGCAATGTTTGTATAACTTGTATTATGTATTCTGGAGAGTTATTTATAAATTTTACTCTTTCATAATTATCTAAATAAATATAATTAACTAATAAATAAGCATTTAATAATGATGGATAATTATAATTAAAATCTGTATTTGTTTGAACTATTACAGAATTAGTTTGCATTGTTATAGGTAAATCATTATTATAATTTGTAATAAAATAAATTGGTTTAAATATTCCTTGAATAGGATTATAATATACTCGTTGAGTTATTGGATCAAACTTTATAAATTGCCCTATAACTGTTTGATTTTGATAATATTGATACATTTTTTCATATTGTTCAAAACAACATATACTTTCATTAATAGTTATATAATATGATGGACTAATATTATAACAAGTATTAAAATTATTAAATTCAACATGAATTTTTATATCACTATTAGATAATGATATTAAAGGTAAAGCTATTCCTGAATCTAAACAATACCAAAATGCTAAAGGTATATATAAAATATAACTTAATTTTGTCTTACTATATTCAGTTAAATTTTTTATATTTCCTATCATATTATTATAACCTTTTACTTGATTATATTTAGTTGTCATTTCATACCAAATATTTAACCAATCACCATAATGTCTATCTATAATATTTCCTTCTATTTCTATTTCTATATAATTTATTAATGCTAAACCTATTTTATTTACCCACTTAAAATTTATAGAAGAATCAATAGGTGGTAATTCAATATATAAATATGTTATATACATTAAATCGCCTGTTTTACCTATATTTATTGTACATTTACGACCAAAATCGGGTGTTGTTTGAAAATATTGTGGTATTGCTTCAATAGAAAAATTAGTATATTTTTTATAAGCAAGTTTGAAAAATGTAATTTCTGGTTCTGTTGTTAAATATATATTTTCTTTACCAATTGAAACTAAAATTAATAAACCTAATCCCATATATAATAACTTAAATTATTTTTTAGAGTAATTTTATAATTTTTCTGAAAATGAGAATACATATATTAGGAACTTTGTTTATATTTTTTATTGGTATTTTATTTTAATAATAAAATATAAATGTAGTTCCTCAGATTTATAATATCTATAGGAACTATGTTTATGTCTAATATAATGAAAACTTCGTAAACTTCTTTATTTATTTTGTTATAAAAAATAAATGAAGTTCTTATTTTATAAAATATTATTATAAATAAATATTTTGAAATATAGTTTATTTTTTCTGAAATTTTTATAATTTCTCTAAAAATAGTAATATAATAATATATAAATTGAATGAAAATATTATTTTATAGTAAAATGAATAAAACTAATAGTTTTTTTAGTTTATTTATAGTTTTTTTTACAATTTTTATAATTTTTCTAAAAATAATAATTATATTATTATTTTTAAAAAAATTATAAATGAAGTTCTAAATTTACAAACATAATTTTATTTATATTTTTTATGCAAACCAATTATTTTATTATAAATTAGTGTTCTTATCCAATTGATAATTTATATATTTATAAAAATAAACGAAGTTAACAAATATATAAATTATTATAATTATGAAATCCAAAATAAGTAATATTTATAAAGACTTAGGAAAAATTATATGGAACTAACCAAAGGTCAGTTTATTCATTTTATATTTAATTTGGATTCTTATTTAATTTATTAATAAACGAAGTTCTCAAATTTTATTATATTATATCTATTGATTTATTTTATAGCTTATTATATTCAAAAATAATAATAAATATTTTTAAATAGGGAACTATGTTAACTTTGTTTATTTTAATTTAACAAAAATCTAATCTATTACTATTATAGGAAAAGTTTTGCATTTTTTATAAACTAATATTTAATAATATTGAAGCCCTCACTATATGAGTAAAACCATAATAATTTTTTATTATTTTATCATTAATAATAATTATAAAGCTTGCTTCCGTTTAAAACTTTTTTTAATTTATTAAAAAAATGTCAATCTTATAATAGATTGCCCTTTGGATTTTCATTCGGGGTTTTAATAAAAATTTATCTATATCATTTCTATCTTGATTATTATTTTTCATATTATGTTTTTTAGGTGTTATTAATTTGGGAACTTTGTTAACTTTGTTAACTTTGGGAACTTTGGGAACTTTGTTAACTTTGTTTATTTTTATTATAAATTTTATTCCGGTAATCATCCTCTTTAATATAACTTTAATCACCTTTAAATAGATTTTTTATTATTTTTTAAAATTATAATTTTTTTTGCATCATAAATATACATGATAATATTTTTTTAAATATGTTAAAGCATAATTAAAAAAATATTCTCATCTTATTGACCCTTTATAAATATTTATATAATGTAGCGCGCCGTTATTATCTATAATAACACTTATTTTAATTGATTTTTAAATTCGTTTACGTTGTGTATTTTTTATTTTATTATTGATCTTTGGATATTAAAAATCAAGTTTACCAGAAAAAGTATGTATATTAGTAGAGTCTATAAATAAATTATTAGATTTGGATCTTTGATTATTTACATTTATATTGTTTTAGTAAAGCTTTGCTTCCAATGTTATATGCTTTTTTAAAAACACCTAATAATATCCATTTATTGAATTCCATTATTTTTTTTTACTAAATCCAAATTAATATTTACTAATTTACTTAACCCAGTTCATGATAAACCTGTAAGTGTAATGTTATATATGCGATTTAATTGAATAAGAACATTAATATATAATAAAATAAATAAGCCTATATTTTTTTAAGAAACAATTTTTTTAAATTCATATATAATACTAGTATTTATATCTGTTGTTTCAATTAATTTCTTTTTTAATAGTTGATAAAGTTCTATACGTTTATCATCATCTCTAATATCAAAATCTTCAGGTAATTTAATATCAAATAAGCGATCATCTTTTGATGTCTTTTTTAGATTTTTATAATATAAGAATATTTTAATAATATCTTTAATTATTTTTTCATTAGTTTTAACATACTCAATGCTCTTATTTAATTCAGAGTGATCTTCATTTGTAATAGATGGAAACATATTTTTAAGTGCCTCTAACTTAGTGCTTATTATAATATATTTATCCATTTCTAATTCAAGTTTATCTAATAAATCGGACTTACCCCCACCTACTTGTTTATTAAATTTTTTTATAAATAGTGAATTTTTATTAATATCATTAGTAATATTATATAGTTGGTGATTAATAGAATTTTTAAAATTAGTATTAATTTTGGATAATTTATAAGCTCCACCTCTATTCGCATTAATTCTTTCTGGAAGCGTTCTATATCTAAATAATTTATTTTGTTTATATGATAATAACATATTTTCATTATTAATTAGGTTTAATGGTACTCTTTCAATCATACTCTTTAGCATTTTCATTAAAGCCATATTATTAGTAATTTCATGACTATCGGTACCAAAATTTTTACTCCAAGAATCTAAAGATTCTATCATATTAATATTGGATGATGATATTCTAATAATTTTAAACTTAAAAATAAATACTAAAAACATTAATATAAATATAGAACTTACATTATTAAGTTCATTCTGTATATATTCATGATCCATTGAGTTTAATTTATTTGAAATATCTTCATAATCGTCTGTATTATTGGACCTATTATTGATAGCATGCATTAATAAGTCAAAACATTCTGACCGGCCAGATAGTATTTTACATATATTATCTTTAAATTCTTTTTTTGTGTATTCATCTGATATTATATTATAAGCAACGCATAAAGTATAATAATCTGTTATAGTTGAAGTATTTGTAATTATATTAATCTGAGCACCATTTTTGGGTGAGTTTCCATCTACTATAGGATTACCATTCTTAAATTCTAGGTTATTATGATTAACAGGGTTATATGTAAATGTTTGTATAGATTCTGGTATATAATCAAAAACATCTCCATCCGTAAATACTGGATATATTATACATAAATCTATATTATTTATATTTAGTTTTTTTTCTAAAGCTATTTCTTTTAATTTTTTTATAAGTTTATTATATAATTCAATTAAATTATCGTTAGATTGACATTCTATCTTGGATTCTATGTGTAATACTCTAATAAAATCTATAAAAGAGGTATACGTAATTGTTTCGCTATCATCTATTATTTGCACATATATATTTAAATATAACTGTGTTGGATAAAATAAAAAATTTCTATATGCGCAATTTTGTTCTGATTTATTATTATATAATTCTATACTAAATATATTTTTATATATATCGTTATAAGTAATATAGTTAATTGTATGCGGATTAGATTTTGGTAGGTTTTTTAAATAGGTTTCTATTTTTTTATAAGTAGCAGTGATATTTTTTTTATAGTCTTCATTGGAAGATCCTATACCATTAAATGTTTTCGTAATACAAATATTATAACATATAAGATATAATAGATATATACATTCTAAGTTTGTATTAGTTTTTAATTTATAACTATCTTCGGTACTACAATATTTTTCAATGATATCTTTTAATAATATAACTGCTGTATATTTTTCCTCAAGGGCTGACTTATATCCGACTTCCCACTTAATTACATAAGGTACCGGTATATCATGATTATTTTTAATAACAAAGACTTCCTTTCCTTGAAAAATATAATTTATAAATAATAATTCATCGCAGAATATTCCAGAGCTAAAATATTTAATTGTATATATATATGAATCAGGGGGTATTTCAGTTAGTTTAGTTACTGGTATAAAACCTGCCACGATTTCTTCATCTGTACCTCTCGTTCTCATAAGAGTCAACTCATCATTTCTATCGCCCCAGGTTACTCTATGACCACGATCACCTATCGAGTCATCTGGGCTGCTTGACGGAACTTTTGCTAATAATTTCTGTATACTTAAGCTTATATTTCTAGGGTCAGGCTTAGCACTACCTTCATCCGTTGGTTTAATAGGTGAGCCTAGTGTATCTAATAGGTCTTTTAATGATTTATTAAATAGTCTTATTTGAGGGGTGCTTATATGTAAATTTACTGATTGTTCGGTAATATAATTATGTGTATCTATTAATAAGGGTTTCGTCTTATCTACTAAATCTTTTAATTGGTCAGTAAAATCTATACCTGGATGATTCTCAATAATTATATACATTATACATATTAAATAATATAATTTTGATATAGTTATATCACAACAATTTAATAAATCTGGAAAATATTTTATGGCATCAACACTAGCAAAGTAATTAATACTATTGTACATATCTTGTGCTAATTGTTCTAAGTAAATATCTGGTTCAGGTGTACAATGTTTTGTATGTAAGTTCGCCGGAAATTCTTCTTCATAGACAGCAGTAAACTTTGTAGTAAAGTCTGCATCATATTTGTGTAAGACAAACCTATAATAAAAGTCAAATAACTTATATATTAGATTTTTTATAGTAGTAATATATATAATAGATGATTTAAAGTAATTATGGTATAATTGTAGATCGGCATCAGATATCGGGTTAGTTATATTAGGTAGTTCAATGGAGTTTCTCATATTTAAATAGATACCTTGACTATGTACTAAGTTATTAATATATTCCGATACAACAACACGTAATTCGTGAAAATCTTGATATTCGCTGCCTGGATATATATTATTTATTATAACATTAACTTTTAGTATAATGTCTATCATCTCGTATAGTATTTTTGAATATTTCGGGTTATCATTAAATATTTCACGATAAGTATTAATAAAAGTCTTAGCTACAGGTATAAAAGTTGTGTCTGTAAGATTAAAGCTAGGAGAATGATCTGAATATCTATGATCATCAATATTACTAGTACTAAAATTATCATCGCTGTCTGATTTTGGGGATGGCAAGTTTATAGTATCTACAAATGGTGCAGTCGCAGCTGCTCCACCATACATTTTCTTTTTTTTATATTGTTGCTCAATTCTTTTAAACATTATAATTATATAATTTAATATAGAAAAAAATTAAATATTATATATTTTATAATTTATTATCTAATTATTTATAATGAAAATTATTTATATATCAATAATTATTATAATAATTAGTATATTATATAATTGTTATATAATTGAAAATTTTGATTATAATAAATATAAAATTAAAATTTATTATTTTAATACTTCTTGGTGTAAATGGTCTAAACAATTTAATCCTGAATGGAATAAATTTGTAAATATGATTGATACATCATTATATGAATCAATTAATATACAATGTGATAAAATAGAAAATGACACTTTATGTGCTGCATATAATGTTCCTGGCTTTCCTCATATTGTTATAGAAACTTATAATAAAAAAATAATTTATACAGGTGAACGATCCGCAAATGCTTTAATAAATTTTCTTAAAACTTTATCTAATTCATCATAAAATTCTAATTGTTTAAATTTTTTTGTATCAAAATCACTAAATCCATATAATGCACCAAACCAAGCTCCACCTATTGCACCTGTTGTATCATTATCTCCTGGATGTATAGAAACTAAAGTCATAAAAGAATATAAATTATCAGATAATAATAAACAATCATATGCATAAATACATACATCTAAACCATTAGAACCAATATTTTTATATTGATTTGTTAATGTAAATTGTAATAAAAATTTAATTCTATCATTAAAATGTATAAAATTTTGTCGTGATTCTTGATAACATTTCCAATAATTAATAAAATCATCTAAATCATCATCAGAATAATATTTTTGTATAATTTTATTATCATATAATTCTAATAATTTATTTATCCATTCAAATTTAGATATTTTATTAATTGCAAAAGCAGTAAATAAAGCGGAAACCATTCCTCCTAAAAAACCCAAATAATAATTATGTGTTAATTTAGATACTATAATTGATGTTTTTATAACTTTCTCAATATCATTATACCAAAATAATCCTATAGGCATTGTTCTCATAGCTGCACCATTACCTCCCATTGTTTTTTTCTTTCGTATAGGTATTTTTTTTTGTAATGATCTAATACTTTCTAATGTGGTTATACCTGCATACCGTTTAGGTTCTTTTAATAAATTAAATGATTTTATATATTCAGAAATATAATTTTCATTATTAATAATAGCATTACAAGTAGCAATTATTAAAATAGTATCATCTGAACTATTCCAATTAGAAATATTAATATTAGTAGGTCCTCCTAACATAATATATTGATATAACATTAAATTAGATATTTCAATAAATGAAGATAAATTTGTAAGTGTTAATCCATAATTAAATTCCCATTCACCATTTTTAAATCCTAATGTTTCAAAATATGAAGCAAATAATATGCTAGCTCTAATTTGTTCATTCATTATAATTATATATATATAATAATTTATTAAAAATAAAAATGATAAAAAAATAGTTTAAAATTATAATTATTAATATATAATATGTCGTATCAACTAAATATATATACTGACGATCCAGAAATGAAAGAATATTATAAAAATTTTTCTACACATCATTTAGGAGATTCTGGTATTGATTTAATTTCATATGATGAATGTATTATAGAACCTTTTGGAATTGGAACAATAGATTTTAAAATTAAATGCGAAATGATTAACTTAGAAACAAATGAATTATGTAGTTATTATTTAGTTCCTAGATCTTCAATTAGTAATACACCTTTTATTATGGCTAATTCTATTGGTATAATTGATGCGGGTTATCGTGGTTCTATAAAAGCAAAAATTAGAAACTGTAGTTTACAAATAGAAAATACTAAAAATTATCATCAATGTTTATTTCAAATTATTAGTCCTGATTTAAAAACTATTAAAATTAAATTAGTTGATAATTTAACAACAACGGCAAGAGGAATAAATGGTTTTGGTTCTACAAATAAATAATTTTCATTTATAAGTTTTTATATAATATTATTTATGTAATAATATTATATGAAAAATATTAAAAAATGTTTTAAATCTTATTTAGAAGGAAAAAAATATTTAGATAGCGATATTAATAAAGCATATAACTATTTTCAAGATTGTATTTATATTATTAATAATATAAAAGATAAAGTTGTTGAAAATAATTTAAATGATATTATAAATAAAACAGAAATAGAATGTGATAAATATTTAAAAATTCTACTAGATAAAAATAATATATCTAATGTTATAAATATTGATTTATTTAATATTATTGAAACAGGAAACATAAATGAATTAAATAATTATAAATATGGACAAATTAATTTTCGTATATATGATCATAATGGATTATCTCCATTACATTATGCTATAATATATGGAGATAGTAATTTTATAATGAAAGCATTTGAATTAGGAGCTAAAATAGATGAAACAACTTTATCAGGCTACACTTTAATAGAATATGCATGTTTAGAAAAAGATCCGAATATGATTATATTTTTATTAAATTATGGCGCTAATATGAAAAAACATATTGAATTTAGAAAATCAAAAAATTATATTAATAGAAGTAGTGAGATTGATATTATTTTATTAAAATTATATATATTAGAACATGAAATTCCAAATAATTATTCTATTAATTATTTAGAATGGATATATTCTTTTATTAATATTGATACAATATTAGAAATAGAACGTTCTAATGATATAAAACAAATATTATTTAATGAATTAATAATTAAATTAGATTATATTTTAAATAATTTTAAAATAGAATGCAGACAAACTTATATAAATATAATTAAAGAAGAATTAAATTATACATTATTACAAAAAATATATTGTCCAAAAAATAAAATAGAAATTATATTATATAATCTTATTCCATTTATTGATTACATATTTAATTTAAATTTATTTTGGTTAATAAATTTAGAAATTAAATATTTATATTTAAAAAATAAAATATTACTTTCTAATAATACTATTAAATCAAATATTCAAGAAACATTAAAAAATGAATTAATAGAAAAATATATTAAAACTCAAATATTTTCAATAAATTTTTTAAATTCTTTTTTTAATTTAAAAATTTAAAAATATCTAATTAATAATATATAAATGAGTTCTAATCGTTTAATATATGATAAATGTGCTTATTCAAAAACTATATCAGAAAGCACAACCCCATTAATTTATAATTTATATCGTGGAAAATATGAAAATTGTACAAATTGTCCTATCAGCGACAATACTAATATTCTTGCTTTTAAATGGCGCGCAGATGTTGAAAGTGAACTACACGGAATTACACGTTTAGGTTCTTTATGTCCATCATTGAAATATGATCCTAATAAATCATTTAATCATCCTAAATTTTCATCACCTAAAATGTGTGAAAATATTTATTATATTACCCCTAATAATTTAGAAAAACCCACATCTAATATGCTTCCAGTTATTGATAACTGTCTATAATTATTTAATATTTTATATAAAAATAAATATACATTTTATTTTCAAATTATATATAATATGAAAATAATTTAAGAGCTTAAATAAAGCTCATTATAAAATTATTAAGTTCTAATAATTAAAGTTATATAATATAATTTATTAGATTTACTAAAAATGTTTATATATTATCAATATTAAAAAAAATATAAAACTAATAATTTATTGCTATATTTAAAGAAATTATAAAAACTTCAAAAAAATTAAAATAAAGTATTTTGTGGATATATTATGTTTAATAATTTATTTGATATAATATTCAAAATATTATTTATACAAATAAATTACAATCCAACATATTTTAAAACACAAATTAATTTTTATGAATATAGCAATAATTTATTAAAACATATATTCTTATAATAATTATTACTAATAATTTATAAAAGTTAAATATAAATATTTTTTTTATTTACTGTTTATTATCAGTTTATTTAAAAATTAAAAACTAATAATTTATAAAAGTTAAATATAAATAATTTTTTTATTTACTGTTTATTATCAGTTTATTTAAAAATTAAAAACTAATAATTTAAATAATTAAGGTTAACAAAGTTTCCTATTATTTTATTTACCTTTTTGATTTAAATAATCATTTTTATTAAAAACTAATAATTTGAGTAATAAACAAAGTTAATTAAGTTTCCGTAAATTAATAATAAACAAAAAATAATTTAATAATTAAGACAACAATAAATATAATTATAATAAAAATATATAGAAAACATAATTTATTTATAGGAACTTTGTTTATTATTTTAAATAAGATTATAATAAACACTAATTATAACATACAATAATAAATAAGTCACATTTTTTAATTTTTTTAACTTGGGATAAAATTTGGAACTTCGTTTATTTTAAAATAAAAAAATAAAAAATTGATAAATCAATTTTTTATTTTTTTATTATTATTTTACTAAACCACCGAAGTTAAAAAAAATAAAAAATATATAGCTTTGCTATATATTTTTTATTTTTTTTTATTTTTTTTAACTTGGGATAAAATTTATATTTAAAAATAAAAAATAAAAAATTGATAAATCAATTTTTTATTTTTTTATTTTTAAATATAAATTTTACCGTAGCCATTTTGGCTCAAGATGGATCCATCACTTAATTACACTATTAAAGATATATTACAAGATTTTAGAAATAGGTCATTAATTACAGGTAGGTATCATAATGAACCTTTTTTAAATAAACCTATAGAATTTGATAAAATATTAGAAATTTATGATGATAATAAATTAAAATATACATATTGTCCTTCTTTATATAATATTTATTATACTAAAACATTTGAAGAATTACCAAAATTACATTATTTTTTATTATGTGTAAGATATAATATATTAAAACACAAATTAAAATTATTTGGTGGAGATATACGTAATATTTATAATGATTTACGCAGAACAGATATATATGATTTGGATTTTAATATAGATAAAACTAAATTAGAAACTAGTCTAAAATTTATACGACGCCCTAATTATCATACATATTATCATTATATACAATATAATTTTATAGATAATATTTTAGCTATTTTATATAAATATATATTTAATAATGATGATAACATAAAACTTACTAATCTTTATACATTTTATATACCAACTATACAAACGCCACAAATAACATATGAGTATTCGTTCTATTACAATAATACTATTTATAAATTAAAAATAGATTTAATAGAAGAAACATCAGAACATAAAATTCATGAATATTTTATTGGGGATCATGATTATGATATTGAAAATTATTTCAAAGATTATGAAGAAAATGGAATATATATATATATGAATAATAATAAAGAAATAAAAAAAAGTATGTATAGACCTTATGAAAAAGTTAATAAAAGTGTTAAACATTATTTTTCAAAAAAATATAATAGTGCTTTAATAATATTAAGATTATTAGGATCAGTTACACTTAATATAAAAAGTATTATAAAACAAATTTATGATTTTATTGGCGATGATGATATATATTTATGGAAAGTATGTATAAGTAATATGAATTATGAACTAACACCTTCACATACTATTTGTTCTAATAAATATACTATTGATGAATATTTTAAATCTTCTATATCATGTAAAATAGCATTGAAATTATATGAAAGAAAAAAAAAATTTGAATTATTAAATTATACTATTGCTAATTTTACGTGTGAGTGTGAAACGTGTTGTAATATGATTATTTATCCTAATGAAAATACATTAGCTAAATTAAAACAAGTAAAAATAAAGATACCTGATTCAATAACTACTTATGGTCCTTCTGAAATATATTATCATAATAATACATCTAAAGAAGATATCCCAAAAATTACTAAATATGCTACTTTATTTCCGATAAATAGACAGATAATATTAGAATTAAAAGATTTAAAAATAAATTATTATACAAATAATATAAGATTACCAAATAAAAACATTAATAATTATGAAGATATTGAATATTCTGATTCTGATGATCTATTATATCAGCGACAACAAAAATTAAATAATAAACAAATTAATATAAATAAAAAAAAATTATTCAAACAGGAAGAAACGCAAGAATTTATACAAAATAAAAAAATACGACAGACAAATATAAATAAATATGTTAGTAATAAAAAGAAATATAACTATACTATAGAAAGAAAATATAAATATACAAATAAATAAGTATAATATTTATTTATTAACTATAATCTTTATATTTTTTGGTATAATTTTATAATTATTAATTTTAATAATAATTTAAATGATCAAAATTGTAAATCTAATAATATATTTTATTTTCTAATAAACAATAATTCAATTATATAATATACAAAGAGCCATTAAAATATTACTATTTTCAAAAATAATATTTTAATTTAAGATTTAAACTTAATTTTGTGAAAACAAGAATATTTATAAATAATAATAAAAAATAAATTATTTTGATTTTTTAAATTTGAATTATTAATTTATATTATTTATTTATTATAAAATTTTATATATAAATATGTTTATTTGAAATATAATATAATATTATAATATAGTAATGTCAATATTAGACAGAAACTTAACACAAATATATAAAAAAATGATAGGATTAACACAAATGGATACTGATTTATCAGGTAATACTATATTTATAGGTAGTTCAACATTAAATTCTAATTTATATGTGTCTGGATATACTATATTTAATAATAATATAACAGTTGCATCAGATATTAAAATTTTAGGTAATATTGTTATTAATTCAAAAACATTAAATATATCAAATAATTTAGGAAATATTATATTAAATAATAATTTAACAATTAATTCAAATTTAAATATATCAGGAAATTCTAATATAGATTATTTAGTTGTTTCCGGAAATACAAATATATTAGGTAATACAACTATAAATAATATATTAAATGTTTCAGGAATAACAACTATACAAGGAACTTTATTAACAACTATAATCCAACCATTTAATAATATATTAACTATAAATGGAAATACTATTAATATAGGTAATACTAATTCAAGTATAATTATACAAGGAACATCTACATATGTAGGAACAACACTATTACAAACAACCGATAAAATTATTACATTAAATATAAATTCTTTAACATATACAGGTGCAGATATAGGTAATTATAGTGGTATACAAATAATAGGAACTGGGGGAACTGGATTTATTCAAACTAATATAGATGCATCAAAATATTTAATAAAAGCACCAATGTCTTTATTAACAAATTATATATTAACACAAGACGCAAATAATAATTTAAATATATCTGGAATATCAACATTAAATAATAATGTATCAATATATTCATATCTAAATGTTTCAAATATAAGTATAATTCAAGGATTAATAACAGTAAATAGTTTTATAAACATATCTGGAACTAGTATAATAGGTGAACAATTATCAATTAATAGTTCATTAAATATTTCTGGAAATACAATAATAAGTGGAAATGTAACATTATTAAATACTTTAATAGTTTCTGGTCCTACTATAATAAATAATAATATATATCTCAGTAATAATGCTTTTATTTCAGGTAATAGTATAATTAATGGAAATGCAACTATATCAAATATATTAAATGTATCTGGTATAAGTCTAATAAATTTAACAACTATAGGAACTAAATTAAATATATCATTAAATAGTATTTTACAAAATAATGTATCAGTTTTATCATTAAACGTATCTGCACCAACAATAATACAAAATAATATGTCTATAGGTTCTCAATTAAATATTTTAGGATCTACAATTATGAATAGTAATACAAATATAAATTCAAATTTAAATGTATCAGGAATAACAAATATATATGGTAATACAACATGTTATGGAAATATAAATGTATTTGGACAACTTACAACATATTTACCAAATTATAGTTTAAACTCAATAGCATCAGCTAATATACCAATTGGAGGATTATATAGAAATGGAGGTATTGTATGTGTACGCGTAAATACAGTTTCACCAACAATTTATTTAAGTGGAAATACTACTTTAACAGTTTATTTTGGAAATTCATATAATGAGCCTGGAGCTTATGCATTAGATTATAATAATATTAAGTGTCCTGTATATTTAAATTCAATATATTCAGGTAATACTAATATTTTATTAAATTCTATATTATTATCGGGAACATCAACCCTAATAAATTTATCAAGTAGCTTAACTCTAGGATATTATACAGCAACATATCAAGCCACAGATTCAGATGGTTTAATAGGATATAATAATAGATTATTATATGCTTCTGTTACTAAACCTTTAACCATTACATTTAATACAACAAATATAATATATGATTATGATACAGTAGCTACCTCACCAAGTCCTATATTTACTAGTGATATGCAAGTATACGCATCTACTCAATTTATTTTATCTAATACTGCATTAACATCAATTAATTTTAATTATAATCAAAATTGGGTATTTGTATTTAAAGTTGTACAAGCTATAAGCGCAGAACCAAACCTAGAAATTGGATGGGATTGGAATCCTCCAGCGAATACTTATAGATTTCCTCAACCTTCTGTTACATGGCTCAATAATATGGCACCCCGATGGAGTCAGATATTAGGAAGTAGAAACCATGATAGCGGGGGGTTTACATATCCTGTATTTAATTCTGCGGCAGTTATATCTGCACAAACAACTGGTTTTTATTTAGAAATTTCATATATTAATGGTTCAGTTAGTTTTACAATGAAAGATCTTTCTTTAAATATAATTAAAGTTGGAACATCTACATACACATATCAAAATAAAGTACAACCATTTTATATATATTCAGGTCAACCTACGTTTATATTAGCTACTACTTTTTATACAAATATATTATTTAGTCAATCTAGTACTCCTCCTATTTATGCATTTTAATATTAGATTTGTTATTATAATTTAAATATTATTATGTTATTTTAATTATTTATTTTAATATTAATTTCTATTTTTAGAAAAATTATAAAAATTGTTCTAATTTTTTTTTAATAATTTTAAATAATTTTATATATTATATTATTTTATTTTAAGGTTATAATAAACTTGTTAATTAATATAATAAATTTATAAATAATAATATTAATTGGAAGCAAGCTTTATTTCTATGTTAATTATTTTATAATTAAAATATATGATTATAAAATAATTATTTCTACATTTTAATAATAAATGAAAGATCCTATAAAAGTAATACATAAAATAAAAAATAATAATAGAAAAATAATATATAAAGTATATATATTTGTTGGTCCATTTATAGATGAAATAATATTAAATACATTAAATAAAATACGCGAATTAGATTTTATAACAACATTAATAGAATTAGAAAAAAATAATTATTTATTATTAGAAAATTATTATGGTAAATTTTGGTATAAATATTTTTTTTTAAGTTATCATATTCATCATCAAATTGATTTAATTAAAACTAAATTTGATACAATACAAAAATCACTTATTTCTAAGTATGGTAATGATTGGTATAATGAACATATTAATAAACCGATTATTAAAATAAATAAAGACTCTTTTGTAGCTAAATATAATAAATATTTAACTAATGTAAAAAAAATTAAACATAAATCTGATCAAATGAATTTTAGAACACGTCAAACTGGTGGAGAAGAAGAAGAATTATTACGAATAATAGAAGATATAGACGATGACGAAGATCAAGAAAATAAATATTTAGAAGATATATATTTACAAGATAATATAAATAATTTAAAAATAATAAATCAAACTAAAGAGTTATTAGAAACAAAATTAGAAACATTAAATATAAAAAATATAGGTATACTATACGATGAAACATATGAAAATGTAAACAATAATATGATATTATCTGATATATATATGAAATATTATATAACAGAACAATATATTTTTAAAGATAATACAATAAAAAATGTAAAAAATAAAATATTATTAGGATTAAATTTATCAAATAAATTTAATGGTTTAAAAATATTACCAGAAACACAATATTTATGGTGTGAATATATTATAAATGATAAGTATGATCAAGTGATGCTTGGGCAAAAATGGATAAGAAAAAACGAATTAATAAATATAGATATAATCCCTAATGATAATATTATTATTTATGAAAAAATTAGAGGTAATTTAAAATATGTTAAAGATAATTTTGAATTTAAATTAAAAAGAGAAGACGATGAGAATTATATATTAAGTTATTATAATGAGTTTATAACAATGAATGAAATATTTTTTATAGATATATATAATGAGTTAGGATTAGATTATAACCCTAGTTTAGATATTAAAATTAATATATATGATATATATATTAATATATATTTTCATTTTATTACTTTAGAACGATTAAATCAAATATTAGAATTTTTAAATAAAGTTAATACCAAAGAGAAAGAATATAATGAATTAATATTTCAAAATTTATTAAATAATATTAGATTAGAAAATGAAATAGAAAATACAGTTGAAAAAGTAAAATTAACATTATCAGAAGAATATAATAAATATTTTAATGAAAATTATATAATACATTCAAATATTCATATATATTTAACAATATACAATTTAAATTTATATAGATTATTTGATAATTTTATTGTTAATGAAAATTACCCATTTATTCATATTCAAACAATGGAAACGGAAGCAACGCGTAAATATTATGCTAAATCAGAAATAGATAAAGAAATTCTAGAAAAATGGTTTGATTCATCACCAAAAGGTATTTCAATCAAAATTAAATATATAAATGATAAATATTTAACAATAGCAATGTCAGAGTCTGGACGTATAGAATATACTATAACATGGAGAGAAACAGAAAAAGCAACTATAAATGATATTAAAGATACATATAATTATTTAATAAATTTAATTAAAAAAATTAATTCAGAGAATAAAAAAATGGAAATAGTAATACCGTCAGAAGATGATTTTCAATATGGTTTTATAAATTCAATAATGCAATTTACATTACCGGAAAAAATACAAATAAATCATAATGAATTATCTAATTTTTCAAGATATTTTTTTAATTATATATCATTAGTAATAGAACCCAAAAAACGAATAACAAGTAAACATATTGATAATAATATTTATTCTAAATATGGTACATATTTAAGATATAAAAGAGTTCATAATTATGATAATTTATTTAAAATATATATGAAAATTATTTATTATATGAATTATTTTAATTTATCAGAAAAAGATTTAATAAATGAAATAGAAACTCAATTTAATATTATTAAAGAAGATGCTATAAATATGATTAATTATGTTAAACTGAAATATAATAAATTAATATCTAAAAATAGTAGAAAACGTAAACTAATTAAAAAACCAAAAGTAAAATTATCAGGGGTCGGAATAGATATTCAAGGTCGTAATATAGATAATTATAAAATTCGTTTAACGGGTATAAGAAGTGATCAACAATTAGATGATATATTAAATTTTTTAAAAATATTAATATATTTATATGTTCAAATTTATATATATAAAAATAAAACATATGATAATATAATTGATACATTAAAAGTTTTACATAAAATCGCAAAACGGAAAAATTTAGTATCTACATTAATGAAAACTGATACCGAAGAAAATGAAATTAAAATAATGAAAAAAATGGATAAAGATAGATTAGGCTATAATTCTACTGATGGCAGTGATCAATACTCGCGTTTATGTCAAAATTCAGGTAATAAGAAAAGAAGACCTACAATAATATCAGAAAATGATATAAATAAATTAATTTCAGAAGGATATAAATTAAATCCAAAAACAAATAATTATGAAAAAGATATATCAGTAAATATACAAGGTAAAAAATATAAAACAACTATACAAGCTTTAAAATTATTATCTTCTAATAATACTTATAATTTTTATACTTGTGATCCATCACAAAATAACGAAAATATTTATATTGGTTTTTTAACAAAAAGTTATAATCCTAATGAATTATGTATGCCATGTTGTTTTAAAAAACCATTTATAAATACATCAAATAAAGAAAAACAAAAATTTTATTTAAATTGCATAGGAGAAAATAAAATATTATCTAATTTAAATGAATTAGTTTTACATGATAAAGTATATATATTAAATAATACATCTAGACGTATTATGAATAATAAATTTATGTTATTGCCTAAATATTTAGATATACTTTTTAATAAATTATGGATGAATACTTATAAATCAAATAATCATTATTTTTATGAAAGTATAACAGGCTACTTTTTTGAATTTACAATAAAAGAGAATCAATATTCTTTTTTATCTACTATATCAAATATTTATAATATAACTATTGAAAAAATAATAGATAAAATTATATCATTTCTAGAAAATCCTAAAAATGATAAATATTTTATATATTTAAATAATGGTGATTTAGCATATAATTTTAATAATAATAAAAAAGATTTTATTAATTTTATAAAAAATGCTGATTATTTGGAATATGATATAATAGGTGAATTAATAGCATTACCTAATGTAATTACAGAAAAAGGAATTAATTATTTTATATTTAATAGTATAGATGAAAAAAAATATACTCATAAAAAACAAAATTATTTTTTAGAATGTTTAAATAAAGAAAATTTTTTAGATTATAATGATGATAGAGATTTTATATTTTTAATAAAAGATAATCAATTTTATTCTCCAATTTATAAAATAAGTAAAAATCCTAAAATAAGTAAAAAAATAAATTTAGAAAAGAAATTTAATAATAATAGTGAATTATTAACTAATGTTATCAATGAAATAAAAAATTATTATGAAAATAGTTGTAAAATAAATATATTTAATAATTTATTTATAGATAAAATATTATTTGCAAAAAATTTAATTTATCATTTAATAAATAATAAATTTGTAATTATTATACAATATATAGATAATTTAAATAAATGTAATTTTATAGAATTAAAAAATGGATTATTATTACCTACATATTCATCAGGTATTAATTATAATTATTTATATACTTATAATGCACCAAAAAAAAATAAAATATTTGATATAAAAAACACTATAACATTATTAAATGAAGTTAATACTAAATTACAATTAAATTATATTCCTACTATAGTATTTTATAATAAAAAAAAAAATAATATGATTTATATAACATCTATATTACTTAAAAATAATTTAATTATTCCATTAATTAATGAATATATAAATGAATTAGATATAATAAAAATGGGATTAAATTATAATTATAAATTATCTGAAGAAGATATTAATAAAAAGATAAGTAATAATGAAATAATTTATGATAATACTATTAAAAAAATTAATGAATATAATTATACTTTAGAAGGTTATAATTTATATAGATTAGAATTAAGCCATTATTTAAATGATAATAATCAAAAATCATTAAATATTAAAAATGAAATAATTAATATAGTAAGAAAATCCACAGAATCAATAATAGAAAAAAAAAATAAATTACGTAATATTTTATTTGATATAATCCATAAAAAAATGATAACTATAATAAATAATATTCCAGAATTAGATAATTACCGTGTAAATAATATCCGAACTATATGTTCTACTAATAATAAAGAACAATGTAATACTAATAAATATTGTAAATGGTTACCAACTGAAAAAATATGTAAATTTCAAATATATGAAGAACACTTAATAAATAATGTTAATAAAATAATTGAAGAATTTATAGAAGATGATATAAAGTTTAAAGAAATATTAGAAGAAGGAGATTATTATGTATCAAATATAATAAATTATTTAGATTATGTTTCTAGAGACAATCAAAAAATATATAAAATATCAAATTTTAATATCAAACAAATAATGGAAGAAATATTTGGAAAAAATAAAATTCCAATATCAAAAAGAAAAAAAACATCATTAGCAATAATAGAAGAAAATGAAATACCTTTAATCCATATGAAAGATTATTATTTACAAGAAATAATATATAATAATGATACTATTATAAGAGCTTACATTAATGTATATTATTGGTTAAATAATCCTTTATATGATAAAGATATTAGAAATTTAGGTTATTATTCAAGTTTACAAACACACATAACTAATTTATTTAAAGCTACTATTATAGATTTTATAATTAATAGATTAAATATTATTCATAGTAATACACAAAATGATGAAATAAATAATGTTTTAATTAATTTTTTTAATAATGATAATTTAAATTTTTTTGAGTCAGTATTAAATAATTTTAGTCAATCAACTTTAAATTCTAATGGATATATAGAATTATTAATTTTAAGTTATATAATTAATATACCTATTATTGTTTACAATAATAATTTTCAAATTAAATACTTATTTATAAATGGTATGGAAATAAAAGATAAAAATATAATTAATGAATTTATAAAAAAACACAATAAATCATATATATATTTAAGATTTGATTATAATAATAATTTAGATATTCCAACAAAAATACATTCTATATATTATTAAATTAATATTTTTAGATAAATTATAAAATATTATATTTAAATTATATTATTTATTTATGTATAACTAATAATTACTAATATTTAAAATATTTTTCTGTAAAAAATAAATAAATTTATTATATTAGATTTTCAAAAAAATATAACATATTTATAACTATTCTAAATTTTTTTTAATTTTAAATGCAGTTTAATTTATCTGAAATTAAGAATAATTATATTATTCAGATAATAATTAATTATTGAAAAATATTTATTATTATATATTTATTTTACTAAGTATTATTCTCGTTTATTATCATAATCTTGGACATGTTTATTATCATATGTTATGATTATTTTTTATTATGTAGAAAATAATAATATACATAATTTGGCTTTCTATATATGTTTATTATTATAATTTATAATTTAGTGTCGGCTTAATTATTAAAATGTGTTTTGTGTATTATTAATTTATGGGAACAACTTCGTTAACTTTATTTATTATTAAAATTATTTAAATTATTTAAATTATTAATAAAACTAATAAACAGAGTTCTATTATTCTTGTTTTCAAAAAAATTATAAAATAAACAAAGTTAACGAAGTTCCCTTTTTTAAATCATAAATTAAAATATTTTGTAACGTAGTTTAATTTTTCTAAATTTTTTGGAATGCAGTTTAATTTCTCTGAAAATAGCAATAATTTATTATTGTAAATATATTAACTTATTTTGTGAAACTTTGTTATTTTTAATTATTTATTATTTTGAAATCTATTTTTTTACTCAATATTTTTCATTTTTAAAAAAAAAAATATTTATGTTGATATTTTTTATAAACTTTTTGTAATGAAAATATCCATGTCAACTGTTTTTTAGTTTCATAAAATAAAAAAAAATAAAGTTTGCTTTCATAATTAAAATTTAATATTTATTTTTAATTATTTATTATATGATTTGTTATTGTTAGATCTATATGAATAATAAAATATAAATAATGATATGAAGCTTAATAATTTTGAGAACTTCATTTATTTATTTTTGTTTTCAGAGAAATTAAACTGCGTTCCAAAAATTTCATAAAAATTATAAAATAAACAAAGTTAACAAAGTTCCCTTTTTAAATCATAAATTAAAATATTTTGGAACGTAGTTTAGTTTAATTTTTTTGAATTTTTAGGAACGCAGTTTAATTTCTCTGAAAATAGCAATAAAATAAATATTTTAATTATAATATACATATATATTATTTATATCATGGAATATATAATAATACTAAACAAATAATAATTAACCTGTAATAATATTATATAAATACTAATTTAAAGGTATCTATAATATTTTAATTATGGATATAATAGAAATTTATAATAATTTAGATAATAAAAATAATATATTATATTATTTTCAAAACCATGATGATAAAATATGTTTAATTAAAAATATTATTAATTATAATAATTATAAATATTGTAAATATAAATTAGAATATTATTATATATTATTTAATATTGTAATAGATCAAATAAATGCTCTTGAAGATAAACATATATTAGATAATATTATAAAATTATCTAATTTTATAAAAATTATATCCATAATAAATAAAGGACATTTATTATTAACTAAATTATGTTTAAATTATACTGATAAAGAAATTAAAAATTATTTAATAATTTCTTCTTCTTATGCATCTATGTGTACCTTTGTATTTTGGTTACATCAATTAAATTATTCAGTATTAAATATAACTGAACTTAATATAACATTACAAAATAAAATTATAATAAATTCAATTAAAAATACAGATAACCGTTTATATAAATTAATATTAAAAACTATAATAGCGGAAAATAGTATTATTTATAATAATAATAATAATATTATAAAAATAATGCTTTCACAATTAATTATTAGTAATATACCAAATAAATTTATAATACAACGTATTAAATTATTATCACAATATATAAATGTATCTTTATATTTTAATTATATAATTCAAATTTCTAATAATAATATAATTAATAATAAATTATATTTATCCTATTATAAATATGCCCAAAATACTAAAACTCTTTATAAACAAATTAATAATTTTGATATTTATTTTTTATTAAAAACATTAGAGGAAAAATATATTTTTTTAATATGTTATTCATTAAAATATTGTGATAATACTAAATTACCAATTCAAAATTTAATATCAAATATAACATTAAATAATAATTTAATATCAAATTTATTAAATTATGATTATATATTTTTTTTAAATATTATTAATATATCAATTAAATTTACTAAAACTTTAAAAACTAATGTATTAAATTCATATATTTTAAATATATTAGCAAAACAATTAATAGTTAAATATATAAATATAATGAGTCCTACAAAAATAATTAATAAATATTTATTTTTATTTACTAAATTTTATAATTTTAATGATAATAAATATTATAAAATAAATTTATTATTACATCATTTAAGAATATATGCAAAGCAATATAAAAATAAACAATCTTCTAAAATATCTAATTCATTAAAAAATAAAAAAAATATTATAAAAGATATAATTAATTATACAAAATTAACAGATAAAATTAATAATTTAACTAATAAAATATCCTTAATTTATTTATCTTTAGAAGAATTAAATAATAAACAATTTATTACTTATTATAACTGTTTAATAAAAGAAAAAACAAATAACATACCTATTAAATATATTCCAAAACATATTTTTCCTAAATGTAATTCTATATATAATTATGAAGTATCAGGAGATTATATAGAAGAATTAGATTTATATTTACTAGATGATATAATTATTCCAAATATGACAATTATAGAAAGATATATATACTTAAGAAAATTACATCCATATACTAAACATTATTACAATCCAATAAAGATAAATAATTTTAAAAATTTTATTGAAATATTAGAAAATGAAAGATCAACCATAAATGAGTTTATGATAGATAATACTGATAAACTAATTAAATGGTTTCCAAAATGTGCATGTCATATAATTGAATTAAATAATAATTTTTATGATATTCAATATACTAAATCTAATATATTATCTTATAATTTTGATGGAATAATTATATGTCCTTTATAATTAAAAAAAATGAATTTATAATTAAATAAATATAAATTATATATATATTATTATGACTACTAAAATAACAAAACAAGGATATATAATTTCTAAATCACACCCATTAATAAAAATTATAAAACAAGAGTTAACGGTTGAACCTTTTATTACTTTTAATATTGCTAATAAAAAAAATAATAAATTTATATTATATAAAGAAGATGAAGAAGATATAATAATTCCTAAATATTATGGAATATCAAAATTAGGATTACCTAATGTATTTGATGAAAATGAAGGATTACCTATTAATATAATATTTAAAGGATCATTAAGACCCCAACAAGAAGAAATAATTAATAATATTATTCCATATTTAGAAATAAATAAAGGAGGTATATTATGTTTGCCTTGTGCTTCAGGTAAAACTGTATTAGCATTATATTTAATATCTCATTTCAAAATTAAGACATTAATTATAGTTCATAAAACATTTTTATTAAATCAATGGAAAGAACGTATTTTAGAATTTACTAATTCTAAAATAGGAATATTACAACAGAATGTTGTTGATGTTAAAAATAAAGATATTGTTATAGGTATGCTTCAATCAATAGCTAAAGATAAATATGATGATAATATATTTAATGAGTTTGGAATGGTTATTTTTGATGAGGCGCACCATGCACCATCACAGCATTTTTCTAAAGCATTACCTATTATTTCATGTAAATATACAATAGGATTAAGTGCAACACCAACACGTCCCGATAAATTAGAAAAAGTATTATATTGGTTTTTTGGTGATATAATGTATAAAACTACTACTAAAAAAAATAATAATGTATTAGTGAATATAATTAATTATAATATTGAACATCCTAAATTTTGTGAAATTAAATTATATACAGGAGATATTAATAGACCCGCCACAATTAATAAACTTATTACTATTGGAAGACGAAATAAATTAATTATAGATAAAGTTGAATATATAATACAACAAAATAATGAAAGAAAACTTATAATATTATCTGATCGTATAGAACACTTAAAATTATTGAAAAATAGACTTGAAAGTAGAAATACTAATTACACTAGTGATTTTTATATAGGTGGTATGAAACAAGAAGCACTAGATAATGCATCTAAAGCACAGATTATATTTGCAACTTATGCTATGGCTTCTGAAGCTTTAGATATTCCTGAATTAAATACATTGTTTTTAGTAACTCCGCGTAAAGAAATAGAACAAGCCGCCGGACGAATTTTAAGAAAAGTAAATCCTAATTTAAGACCTGTTATATATGATTTTGTAGATCAATTACCAAGTTTTATTAATCAAGGACGAGTAAGAAAAAAATTTTATATTCAAATGGGATTTAAAATTATTAAATATGATAATGATGAAGAAGAATATTATATAAGCCACGATGATAATTTAAATAATAATAAATCTTTTTTTATAAAAAATACATAAAAATAACTTATTTTATAAAAATATATGTTATATCCTGCATTACAACATAAAGCGCAATCTAAAATATATTATAATATAGAATCAGAATCACTAATAACAATACCATTAGAAATAAAATCTAATAATAAACTAGAACAATCATATATACTTGAAAACAATATAAATATAAAATCTGATAATTATTATACACCAAAAGATATTAAATATTTTATTAATTATCAAAAAAATGAACAATATGAAATACAAAATATGACTTTCTATGAAAAAGAAATTATAAAATCATTTAAAAAATTTTATGAAGATGAAAAAAATATAAATTTATTTTTATCTATATTATCTAAAGAATATAATATTTCAATACGTTTAGTTATTTTTTTTATATTAAGATATTCTAAACTTAATAAAATTAATTATATTATTCACAAAAATGACAATACTAAATATATATTTAATGTTTATTTTTCATATAAACAACAAATAAAAAATTATCAGATTAAATTCTTTGATCCATTTAATCGTGGAAATAAAATTTCATATTTATTTAATAATAATCAATCTATAATAACTACAATAGGACAAATGAATTTTTTTAAATGGTTTATTGAAAATGACATTTATGATTATCTTATTGATAATTATGAGTTAATATATTATGAAATGATGGAATATAATAAAAATGATAGAATTAAAAAGAAAGATATAATTAAAATTAAAAATAAGCATTATAAATATAATATGATTAATAATAATCATAAACATAATTATGATAAATTACATCCTATTATTGTATCATTTTCATTTTAATAAAAAAATGATAAATATATTTATTGATTTGTAATATATTATAATATTATATTATGCCACCTAAAAGTAAACCAAAATCTGCTTCTTCATGTTCAGTATCTGATTCAAGTCAATCTATATCTATTCCTAAATCTAAAGCTATGCCTAAAAAACTTACTAATAAAAATTCAGATGATAATATATCATCTGATCAACAGTCAGATATTGAGTCAATAGTTAATTTAAATGATAATGAAACAGATAAAGAAGATAATTCAGAATCATCTGAACATGATACACCAATAAAAATAACATCACCTAAAAAAAATAAAAACGAAGAAGTATCATTATTATTTAATAAACTTAAAATTAATAGAGATAAAAAAACTGAATTAATAAAAAATATTACAGAACAAAATAAAGAATTAATACAAAATATTAAAGATGAAGAAAAAATATTAAATATTATAGAAAATAAAATAATTAAAAAAGATAAACCTAAAAGAGAAAATATAGGATTAAATAAAGAGATAGATGTTCCTTCTATTTTATGTACTTATTTAAATTTAGATCCAACTATAAAAATGTCAAGACCTAAAATTTATAGTATTTTTACTCAAAAATTAAAAGATAATAAATTAAAAGAAGGAACAAAAATAATATTAAATTTAAAAACATTAAAAGAATTAAAATTATCATTTGAAATTATACAATCCAAATTAAAACCAAATGTATTAGAACATTTAGAATTTACAGATACATCAGTTAGTTTTCAACAAACTAGACTTCAATCTATTTTAGGATTATTTTATAAAGAATAATAAAATTATATATTATTATATATGAAAAATATTAGTCAAACACCAATATTATATATTCAAGATATTAAAAATACTTTAATATTTTTTTTAAGTTGGATTATAATTTGTTCATATAGTATAATTGTTATATTATTATTAATTTTTAATTATATTTCAAAAAATAGTTATATTAATAAAATATTATTATTTTATATAATATATACTAGTATATTTATATCTATTATGTATAATATTTATAAATATTTATATGAAAAATAATTATGAATTATTAAAATTTATTTTATTAATTCTTAATTTTAAATAAATTAATATGCATTTCAAATATTTAAAAAAAAATATAAACTAATTTTTTTTCTTAAATTATTACTATTTTTAAAAAAATAAATGATGTTTAATTGTTATATGAAACTAATTATTGCTATTTTAAGAGAAAATAAAAATTTTAGAAAAAATATAAAATATTTTAAATATTACATTATTGGTATATTCAGAGAAATTATAAAATTTTTGGAAAAAATAAACTACAATCCAAAATCAATTTTAAATTTTAAATTAAAATATTTTATAATTTCTTTGAAAATAGCAATAAATATAATATTGTTTATTATCAATTTATTTAAAAATTAATAATTAACATATTTATTGAAAATTAAAATTTAAAAAATAAATAATTATTGTTATTTTCAAAGAAATTATAAAAATTTCAGAAAAATTATTAGTTTTAATAATGATTTAAATAATTAAAGTTATTATTAAAACTAATAATTTATATAATGAGCATATTTATCATTTATTTATTTTACTATTTATCATTTATTTATTTTAAAATTAATAATTATAAAATAAACATATTTATTACCACTTTATTAAAATTTAAAATTACTAATTTTAATAACTACAATTCCTATTAATTTAAATAAACTAAGTTCCCGTAAATTAATAGTAAATGATATAATAATTAAATATGAAGACAAATATTATAAATTATAATAATAAACATATATAGGAATCACAATTTATTTATATTATATTTTTCAATAAGATTATGTTAAACATTAATCATAATATACAATAATAAACATATATATTGTTAAATTTAGTAATTCATTATAGTATTTTCAATTAAATATTTTTACATTAAAAAAAGGTATTAATAAAAAATATCATGCCAATTACTAATAGGAATCCAACTAATCCTAAGAATATCCATAAATTATTAGATTTATTATTAGATTTATTATTAGATTTATTATTATTTGATTGTGGTGTAGTGCCACACCTTGGAATATTTGATGGCAGATCTGTAGTATTTATTATATTATTACTGGTTGATTGTGGTGTAGTGCCACACCTTGGAATATTTGATGGCAGATCTGTAGTATTTATTATATTATTACTGGTTGATTGTGGTGTAGTGCCACACCTTAGAATATTTGATGGCAAATCTGTAGTATTTATTATATCCTCATTAGTGGTTGAATCTGGTCTAGTTTCACATCTTAAAATATTTGTAGGTAAATGTGTAGTATTTATTATATCCGTAGTAATTAATAGTGGTGTAGTATCTACTGTATCCGTAGTTTTACATCTTAAAATATTTGTAGGTAAACGTGTAGTATTTATTATATTCGTAGTAATTAATAGGGATGTAGTATCTACTGTATCCGTAGTTTCACATCTTAAAATATTTGTAGGTAAAAGTGTAGTATTTATTATATCTGTATTAATTAATAGTGGTGTAGTATCTACTGTATCCGTAGTTTCACATCTTAAAATATTTGTAGGTAAAAGTGTAGTATTTATTATATCTGTATTAATTAATAGTGGTGTAGTATCTACTGTAGCCGTAGTTTCACATCTTAAAATATTTGTAGGTAAAAGTGTAGTATTTATTATATCTGTATTAATTAATAGTGGTGTAGTATCTACTGTAGCCGTAGTTTCACATCTTAAAATATTTGTAGGTAAAAGTGTAGTATTTATTATATCTGTATTAATTAATAGTGGTGTAGTATCTACTGTAGCCATATATATATATATATAATAATAAATTATATTTCATATTTAAAATATAAATTTAAATATAAATTTAATTATTAAACTAATAAAAAAATTAGGCTTATTCAGTTTAATATATAATAGGAATGCAGTTTATTCTCAATTTAATTTATATATTTTGGAAAATTAAATTTAATTATTATTATAATTATAAAATCAAAAATAAGTAAGATTTATAATAAAATTGTTATGTCTGGATATATTAAGACTGAGGAAAAATATATGGAACTATGTTTATTCATTTTATATTTAATTAGGATTCTTATTTAATTTATTATTATACTTTTTTGTTTTAGTATCTCTACTGATTTATTTAATAAATTATTATATTCTAAAATAATAATAAATATTTTAAATTAGATAAATTCGTTAACTTTATTTATTTTAATTTAAAAATTCTAATCTATTATAGGGAAAGTTTTGCATTTTTTCATAAACTAAATAATATAAAAGATGCAGCTATATGAGTAAAACCATAATAATTTTTTATTATTTTATCATTAATAATAATTAAAGTTTGCTTAAAATTTTTTTAATTTATTAAATAAAGTTCACCCTATAACGTATAAACAATTATTTATCAAAAACTTAATAAATTATCAAAATTATGTATATGGATAAGACATTAATAATGAATAAGGAACTTTATTTATTGATATTGTATCTAATAATAATCAATTAAAAAACATAAAATAACTAAATCTATTATTAAGATACTTTTAATGTTCCATTATAAATAAATGTATATGATAGTGGTATTTGCGATTCAGTTATTGGAAGCTAGCTTTATCTAATCAAATAAAATATTTAGCTACAAATAAGCCATTATTATGTGATAGTAATAATATTATAATTGAATATGCCGCTTATTATATTTATAAATTAAAAAAAGAATTAAATAAATAAAAATAGATGATTAATATTAGGTTTTAATAATAGAAATAAATGTTTCTAAAGATCCTAATAAAATAAGAGAATATATAAATAAATAATTTTGAAAACGAGATGATAAATAGAACATAAATATAGTTTCAATTAATAGTTTTAAACAATTTAATAATCTATTAAATATAATAAATAAAGTTCTATTAAACTTTTTTATTTTTATATACATTTAGCTACGTTAATAATTGTTATCAAAAAAACTAATTTATATTAAGTAAATTTTATAATGCCCATATAGATTTAATATATTAATATTAGATATATTTATTATAACCTATTTGAAACTAATAAACAAAGTTCCTATAAATAAATTGTGTTATATATATATATTTATTATAATTTAATAATAATTGCTTTAATTAATTATTAATTTACGGAAACTTCATTAACTTCATTAACTTCGTTTATTACACTAATTATTAGTTTTAATAATAATTTAAATAAAATAATAGAAACCATAGTTATTTAAATTATTAATTTTTAATTTTTAATAAATGGTAATTTTAGTTATTTATGTTTTAATTTTTAAATATACTAATAATAAACAGTAAATAATACATATAATAATAAACATGTTCATTATTAATTTTGAAACTTTATATTTATTATTATTATTAATAATATAATAATGCAATAGTTATTTGATAACTTTATGTATTTTTTATATGTGCATTTAGATGAAATTTATTTTCTAAATTAAGATTTTTAAAATAAAAAAAAATATATTTTTTTTTTATTTTAAATAATGCAATATAAATAGCAAATGAAAAGGATTATAATAAACATATTCAAATTAAAAAAATTATTATTGTTTTACTCATATAGCGATAGAATCTATATTATTAAATATTATTTATAATAAATTATAAATAATATTTGGGAATTTTGTTAAGTTCATTTAATTTTAAAATATTTTTATAGATAATTTTTTATAAAATTTTATGAAAGAATACTGTAAGCTCTATTTTATTTCCTTATAATAGATTAGATTTTGTTTTATTGTTATTGTCAGAGAAATTATAAAAATTTCAAAAAAATTATAAAATAATTTTTAAATCTTAAATTATTGCATTCTCATATAAATCATAAAAAATTACAAAAATAAAATAAACTATGTTCCATTCCAAAATATATTAATTTATAGTTTAAAAATTATTTTATAATTTTTCTGAAATTTTTATAATTCTCTGAAAATAACAATAAATTAAAATAAATGAGAGTTCCTCAATTAAAAATATTTAGTATTATTTTTTGTATATATCGTTTACGATCTATTATATAAATAATTAGACATAATATTTAAAAAAATATATTAATACATTAAATAAGAATCTAAATTAAATATAAAATGAATAAATAAAGATTCATATATTTTTTAATCAGTGTTGCCATAATAATATATTTTAATATTATATGCATTAATTATTGCTGTAGCACTGGGTTTTGTACTAAATAATTGTAATATTAAACTAACATCATAATTTGATGTTTTCATATTTTTAAATTCATAAGTGAATGTTCTTCTAGTTGCATTATAAGTTGTAGTTGTAGATTCATTACAATATAATTTTTTAGTTAAATTATGGTCATTATTATTATATCTTAATAATACATAATAGTATGTATTATCAGGAACATTGCTAGTGTCTTCATAGGAATAGGAAGATGTAATGTCAAATTCGATTTTATTGACTACTATTGACGGTTCAAATGTGTATAATGTATATTCTTTCATATTATTACCATTAGAATATTTATTTTTTAATGGATTATTCAAAGTGAATGATTTAGTTAAAAGGTTATTATTATTTCTAGCAAGTATACAAGGGTCAGTAGTAGCACCAGTTAAATGTTCTACATATTTACCTTCAGCCGTATAATAATCGTGTAACATTTATATATATATATATATATATATATATATTATATATTTAAAATTATATTAATAAAATAATTTTAAAATTTTAAATTAAAATATTTTAGAACGAATTTTATTTTTATAATTTATATGAAGATGCAATAATTTAAGATTTATAAATTATTTTATAATTTCTCTAAAAATAGTAATAATATAAGACATATTTATCATTGCTTTATTTAAAAAAAATAAAAAAATATATTTTTTTTAATGATCATGTTTATTATCATCTATTTTATTTACTGTTTATTATAAGTTTATTTAAAAATTACAAAATAATAATTTAAATAATTATGATTACCTTTATTTATTAGTTTAATAAACGAAGTTCACATATATTAATGGACATGTTTATTATTATCTGTTATGATTAGTGATTATTATAACCTCATTGAAAATAAATAAAGATTTCAACTATAAATAAATTGTGTTTCCATATATGTTTATTATTATAATTAGCGCCATCTTAATTATTAAATTAGTTTTTGTTTATTATTTATTTACAGAAACTTTATAAAATTTGCTTATTAAATAAATTATTAGTTTTGATAATAATTTTAATAATTTAAATTATTATTATTGCTATTTTCAGAGAAATTAAACTCCATTCCAAAAATTTTAGAAAAATTAAACTAAACTACGTTCCATTCTAAAATATTTATCTATAAAAAAATCTTATAAATGTATTTTTTATAAAAAAATAAATAAACATAGTTCCTATAGATATTATAAATCTGGGGAACTACGTTTTTATTCCATTATTCTAATAAAATCCCTATAAAAAATATAAAGTTCCAAAAACCAATAATTTATAAATGGATTAATAAATATAATTATTATTTTGAAAATAAAATACAGTTAACTACAACTACATATAATGAAATTACTAAAAAACTCTTCATAAGTTAGCTAAATTACATATTTTTAAAAATTGGGAACTTTGTTTATATTGTAATTAAAATATTTAATATAATTTTTCTAAAATATTTTATAATTTATCTAAAATTTTTATAATTTATCTGAAAATAGCAATAAAACCAATAACGAAGTTTCCTTTAAATAAAATAATAGAAAACTTCATTAATCACAATTATTTAAATTATTATTTTGTAATTTTTAAATAAACTAATAATAAACAGTAAAAGAAACATATGATAATAAACAAAAACTAATTTTATAATTAAGATGCCGCTAATTATGATAATAAACATATATGGAAGCACAATTTATTTATAGTTTTTTCAATAGGTTATATTAAACACTAATCATAACTAACAATAATAAACATGTCCATTATTAAAAAATCAAATATTATCAAAAAGTTATTCATAGGAAATTTTAAATGAATAAATATATAAATACATGTTAAAGTTATTATAATATGATGAATAATGTTAAAAATAAATTCAGTAATTCTAACATTAATATTAGGCATCTTTGATGAGAAATGTAAAAATATGAAATATCACGAACCACCATGAAATAAATATTATATAAACATATTAGAACTTTAATTAAGAGAAACACATAAATACTATCATATTAATGAGTTTCATCTAAAATATGTAATAATTATGGCTATGTTGTAGAAAAAAACGTTTATATACGTATAAATGAAACCTAATATTTATGACTTATTTTAATAGCTGCAAGCTTTAAATTAAATAATTTCTTAGAAATTATTGAAACTTATTTATATGCTGTTACATTAATTTTATAACTCGTAATTTTTGCTCTATAGACTTCATATAAATTATATAACTTTAATACTAATTTAACATCATTTTCTAATGTTAATAAATATGGATTAAATTTATAAATATCTGTTATATTATTAGATCTAGTAGTTCCTGTGACATCAACACACCATATTCTATTAGTTAGGGGATGCTGTGTATTTCCATATTTTAATACTAATTCATATTGTGTACCAATATTATTACCGGAACCTTGATCAGTGGAGATAATATTAAATGCAATCTCACTTATTAATGCAGACTTTGGTAAAATGCCAACAATATGTTCTAAAGGGGGCGCGGCTGCATTTCCATTATTACTTATTTCAGTAGTCAGAATAAATTCTAACGGCATAATGTTTGCCGTATTATTAGAAACAGCCGCACACAAGTTATTATTTTCCATATGTTCCATATATTTACCTTTAGCAGTATAATAATTATCTATCATTTATATATATATATATATATATATTATATTTATATTTTATATAAATATAAATATATATATTTTATATAAATATATATATTTATATATATGGACATGTTTATTATTATATGTTTTATTTACTGTTTATAATCAGTTTATTTAAAAATTAAAAAATTATAATTTAAATAATTATGATTATTTAACTAATAATTTGTGTAATAAACAAAGTTCCCGTAAATTATTGGACATGTTTATTATCATATGTATCATTTACTGTTTATCATTAGTTTATTTAAAAATTATAAAATAATAATTTAAATAAGTGTGATTAACTTTGTTTATTAGTTTTAATCATAATTTAAATAATTAAAATTATTATTAAAACTAATAATTTGTGTAATAGACAAAGTTAATGAAGTACCTGTAAATTAATAATAAACAAAAACTAATTTTATAATTAAAATGGCGCTAATTATAATGATAAACATATATAGAAGCATAAATTATTATGAAAAAATGCAATAAATCTCGGCTTCCTCTATAATAGATTAGATTTTTTTAAATTATTGTTATTTTCAAATAAATTATAAATATTTTAATTTATGATTTTAAAAGTTATTTTATAATTTTTTTAAAATTGTTATATTTTTTCTGAAAATAACAATAATATAATTTTTGTAAAATATTTTGGTAGTAGTTTATTTTTTTGTAATTTTTGGAACGCAGTTTAATTTCTCTAAAAATAGCAATAATTAATTAAACAATTTTAGAGATTTATAAATAAACAAAGTTTCCTAACTAAAAAAAATAAATTTTAACTAATTTAATTATTAACATAACATTCGTGTATAATTTAAATATAATTATATAATCATAGATACTTTTTTTACATTTTTAAAAATGTCAGGATAATAAATATTTAAAAAATTTCTTAATTTAATACTAGATTTTTCAATACCGTAATTTTTATTCCACCATGTTTTTGGTGATATTGTATTAATTTTTCCTAATAAATTATCTAATGCATTTCTAATATTATATTCATCAATGAAAAACTCTCCTGTTTCTGAATTTATATATTTAAATCCACATATTATACTATAATTCATTAATACAGGAACATCTTTAATTAAACATTCCGCAATAACTCTTGGAGAGGCATCATAAATATTTGGTAAAAATAAAAAACGGGATTCTCTCATTTTATCTTGTAATTCTGGATATGGTAAAAAATCTGTAGTTATTATTTTATCTTTATATTCTGATAAATCACACCCTAAACGTCCAACACATAAGCCCGTTAAATTATATTCATTAATCATTATTGGAAAACATCTTAAAGCTAAACTATAATTTCTATTAATTGCATTCCATCCATCTAATGGACATGTGTCATTATCTTTACCACATATATAAATAAAATCATATATTTTATTTTTTTTCATATTATCATTTTCTATATCATAAAAATCAGATTCACTTATATCTAATATTGTATGATTTTTATTAAAATTATATAAATGTAAATCTCTCATACAAGTCAACCAAATTTTAATTTCTTTTAAATAATTAAAATCATCTGTTAAATGATATTTATCTTCAGACGGATCTGTTATTTTAATTGGAAATGTTTTATATGCGGTTACTCCAATAACTGATATTTTATTTTCAATAAATTTATAATATTGTTTTTTATCTGCACTAGATCTAAAAAATGCAGTTATACCAACAATTGGTAATATATTATTATTATCATCTTTAAAATATCTATATGGATGTCCATATTTGATAGTTAAAATATTATTATCTAATTTATTAATTGGTATATTTAAATAATATATTAATAATATAATAAATATAATAAATATAATTAATAAACTAATATATTTAATCATATTATAATAAATTATAAAAATATAATTTATTATATAATAATATTATTATAACACACGTTATTATTGGATGTTAGTGTTTATTATAAAATTTAAAATAATAATGTTCCTATAAATAAATTATGCTTTCTATATATGTTTATTATTATAAGTTATGATTAGTGCCTTATTTAATTATTATTGTATTTTGTTTATTATTAATTTATATATTACACAAATTATTAGTTTTAATAATAACTTTAATTATTTAAATTATTAGATGTGTTTATTATAACCTTATTGAAAATAATAATAATTAATATAAGAACATGTTTATTATCAGTTTATTTAAAAATTACAAACTAATAATTAAATATTTGAAGTTCCTATTATGTTATTTAAAGTATTGGTTTTAATAATAATTTAAATAATTGGGGGGGGAGTGTTATTTTGGGTTAGAAACAAAGTTAATAAAGTTCCTATAAATAATAAACAAAAAATAATTTAATAATTAAGATGGCACTAATTATAATAATAAACATATATAGAAAGCACAATTTATTTATAATATTATTGTTATTTTCAGAGAAATTATAAAAATTATAAAAAAATTATAAAAAAATTTTTAAATCTTAAATTATTCATCCTCAGATAAATTATACAAATTTTAAAAAAAAAATAAAATAAACTACGTTCCATCCATTCCAAAATATTTTAATTTATGGTTTAAAAAATTATTTTGGAACGTAGTTTATTTTTTCTGAAAATAATAATATTTTAATAAGATTATAATAAACACTAATCATAACAGACGATAATAAACATGTCTTACTAAAACTAATAATAATTTAATTTTTGGACATGTTTATTATCATATGTTATGATTAGTGTTTATCATAATCTTATTGAAAATAATAATAATAATTAATATAAGACATGTATATTATTATTTGTTATGATTAGGAACTTTGTTTATTTATTATAACCTTGAACGTGTTTATTTTCTTATGTTTATTATAAGTTTATTTAAACATTATAATAAACATAATTATTAAATAATTAAGGTTCCTATTATTTTATTTATTGCTATTTTCCGATAAATTATAAAATTTTTGGAAAAAAATAAACTATGTTCCAAAATTAATTTTAAATCTTAAATTAAAATATTTTATAATTTCTCTGAAAATAGCAATAAATAATTGGTTTTAATAATAATATAAATAATTAAAATTATTATTAAAACTAATAATTTTGGTAATATATAAAGTTAATAAAGTTCCTTTAATAATATACAATAAATAATTATAATTTATAATAAACATATATTTATAATATTATTTTCAATAAGGTTATAATAAACACTAATCATAATAGAAGATAATAAAAATTTTGATTATATATAAAATTAATATTTAAAATCTATTATAATATATATATATATGTATAATAATAATTGTGTATATTCTGCAACAGGTGATTATATATGTAGAAAAAAAACAACTGACGAATTAGATAAACAAAATAAATGTATAGAATTAAATATATATAATATATCAAATGATCAAACAAAAACACATAAAAAAAATATAGATAATTATGTTATAATATCATCTATTAATCCTATAATTTCTTCAAATAATAAAAATACAGGAAATAATACATGTTCATGTAAAACAAATATATAGAAATAAGTATTATTTTATTTAATATTTAGGTTATGTTTATTTATAATTTTTTGGAATTCTAAAAAATAGAAAATAAATATATTATTTATAAAAACTATATAAAGTTTAATAAAATAGTACCATAAAATTATATTTAGACTGATAAAAATGTAGGCATATTAATTTTATTATAATAAGTGTTCTTATCTAATTGATAATTTATATATTTATAAAAATAAACGAAGTTAATAAAGTTCACAAAATATATAAATTATTGTTATTTGATGCAATAATTTAAGATTTAAAAAATATTTTGGAATGGAACGTAGTTTAGTTTAATTTTTTTTAAATTTTTATAATTTTTCTGAAAATAACAATAATGATAATAATCTACGTCCCCATATTTTATAATAAAATGAATAAATCTATTTTTTATTGTCTAATAATATATATTGTTTAATATTTATATCTTTATAATTAAAATTATTAATATTTTGAAACTGTGTATCATTATCAAATGGTGAAATTAATAAATAATGATTATTTGAATTAATATAATCATATTTATTAAGATTATCTTTAATTATTTCTTCATACCAAATATTTGACCAACTATTTATTTGATCTTTTGGAATATTATTTATAAAAGTAATAATATTTTCTATAGTCGGTATATAATAATCTTTATAATATGTAATATTATCACTATGTATATTTTTCATAGAAAAAAATTGACTTAATAATAAATGATATATTTTTTTCAAATAATTATCTACATTATTATTATTAATTGTAATAATTCTAAGATGTTCTTTTATATCATTATGAATATAAAATAATGGATACTTAATATTTAAATTATTAATACATTTTTCATAATTATAATTACATATATCATAATATGGATCAGATGATATATAATATGGTCTAATATACAAAATTAATCCGTTATATTCTTCTTCATAATAATCAATGTTTTCTTCTATTATATTAATAGAATTTTTATCTAATAAATGTATATATTTATATTCAATATTATCTACCATAAATTTTTTTCTTAAATCATCATCATCTAATTTATTATATTCTATGGGTGTTAATGTTTTTCCTCTATATATTATAAATTCTTTAAGAAATATTAATATTTCTTCTAAATTTATTAAATTAAATTTATATATTAATAAATTTATAAATTTAATATTAACTTTAAAAAAACGATGCATTATTATTAGTAAATAATTAATATATTTTGTTTCATTAATTTTAGTTAAATATAATGATAAATTTTCTAAATTAAAATCAAAAAAAGAATTATAATTATTTAATATATTATTAATATTAATAATATTATTATTTTGAAGTGAAGAGTAATGTGTTTTTAAATAAAATTCTAATCCTAATTCTGTACCTATCTCTACTGATCCTGGTAAATGATCATTACCAAATAAATAAAATATTAAACAGATATCCCATATAATTTGATATTTATTATTAACTTCTGTAATATTATTAATTGTATTATATAAATGTAATATATTTTTTATTAATAATATTCCATCAATAATTTGTATAATATTATTTTTTGTATATCTTAAAACCGATATAGTTATATTATAATTTATAATTTTATAATAAATTTGTTGTACTATCATTTGATAAATAATATCCGAATCTATTGTATGAATACAATAATCTATTGGTTTATTATTTAAATTTATATATTGAAATATTTTTACATCTGCTTCACCGTTTATATTAGAATCATTTATATATATATTAATATTTGGAAAATATGATTGAAGATTATTTTTCAAATATATCGCACAGTTAATAATAAATTTAGATGTAGATCCCATTGATTTATCAATAACCAGTTTAGTATTATTCCATTCAAAATAATTAAAATAACATACTTCTAAAATATCATTATATTTATTATTTTGTAAAATATTTGTATTATTTATAAATTGTTTTATATTAACAAAATTATTTAAAAAATTATTGAATATTTCCTTTTTTATTATTTTTTTATTATGTGATTCTAAATAATTTTTAATACGTCTACGTCGTTGTTCTATCATTTTAGATAATGAAGGTATACCATCAAAAAATATAGATATTTTTTCTATAAATTCAATAATATGTAATTTATTAATATTATAATGTATAGTATTAATTATCTTATTATAAATTATAATATCTAATAAGGTATTTTGATTAGTATCTATAATATTAAATAAATCATCTAAAAATATTTTAACAGTTAATTTAGATTGTTTATTATATATCTTCCAATAGTCTTTTTGAAAATATTCATCTAATAATATATTTATATCTTTATCTAATGAAGAAACAGATATATCACATAATAAAATTTTAATTATATCATTAATTTCAGTTTCTATTTCAATTAATTCTTGATAAATTAAAAAATTTATATCAAATATTATATCATTAGACACAATTTTACGTATATTAGATTCTAACATTAATTCCTCACAACTATTATTATTTATAAATTTAAATAAAAAATTTGCAAATCCATCAATACCCATAATATTATTTATAATTTATTTTTTAAATATTTTTAATCATAAGTTTATATCTTATAATTTTAAAATATTATATAAAACATATTTATTATTATTATTATTATTGCTATTTTCAGATAAATTATAAAATATTTTAATTTAATATTTAAAATTAATTTTGGAACGGACCGTAGTTAGTTTAATTTTTCTGAAATTTTTATAATTTCTTTGAAAATAATAATAAAATTAAATACTTTTATAGATAATTTTTCATAAATTATTATAAAAAAATGCAATAAATCTCGCTTCCTTCTCCTATAATAAATTAGATTTTTTTATTTTATTAATATAAATTATTATCATTTTAATATTAATGAATATTATTAAACCTAAATATGACTCACGAAAATATTATGGCGGAAAACTTAAAAATAATATAAAATATATATTAATACATGATGAGTATTTAACAACTTCTTATATGTCAGTTAGTATTAATGTTGGACATATTTCAGATCCCGAACAATATAATGGTTTAGCACATTTTTTGGAACATATGTTATTTATGGGTAGTAAAAAATATCCGGATGTTAATTATTATTTTACTAAAATAAATGAATTTGGAGGATCCTCTAATGCATACACAACAGATTACCATACAGTTTATTATTTTGATATATTAAATGATGGATTAACTCAAATAGTTGATATTTTTTCAAGATTTTTTATTGATCCATTATTAAAAGAAGATACTATAATGAAAGAAATAAATGCAGTTAATCAAGAACATTTAAAAAATTATACTAATGATAGTTGGAAAATAAATTATTTATTTAATTATTTATCTAATAAAAAATGTTTAATTAATAAATTTGGGACAGGATCATTAAATACATTAAATAAACCTGATATAAGAAATAACATAATAGAATTTTATAATAAATATTATATTTCTGAAAACATATCCATATGTATAGTTTCATCTATTTCATTAAATGAAATGTTTAAAATTATATTAAATACATTTGGCTTAATTAAAGCGGCACATAATAATGATGATGATGATAAATTTATATTAGAAAAACCTTTTTATACAGAAAATAAAAAAAAAATATTTCATTTTAAATCTGTTAGTGAAATATATAATTTAATAATTATGTGGGAAATACCAAATCAAAAACAATTTTTATTATCTAAAGATTTTGATATTTTAAAATATATATTATTAAATGAAACATATAATTCATTTTTGTTTAATTTAATGAATTTAGGATATATTACTTCATTAAATATAGATATTAAATATGAAGGGAATTTTATTATTATATTTAATTTAACTCAGTTAGGATATGATAATATTAATAATATAGAAACATTATTATATTTATATTTAGATAAAATTTATAATTCAAATTTTATAAAATACGTGGAATATATAAAAAATATTATGGATATTAATTTTTATCATACTAATAAGATTGATCCTTCAACATTATGTAATGATTTAGCAACAAATCATTTTAATTATAAAACTAAAAAAGTATTTTTAAATAGTAATACTATTAAAATTATTAAATCTAATAATGAATATATTAAATTATTTAAAAAATATATAAATAAAAATAATTTTATAAAAATATTAGTTAGTAATAAATTTATTGATAATTTAAAATACGATAAAATATATCATTATTGCGATGCTTATTTATCTGATATAACAAATATAGATATATCAAAAACACCCATAAATATAGAAAATATATCATATTTAAATATGCCTAATATTAAAAGTCTTAATATAAATGTTAAATTAATTAAAAAGTTAGATATATATTCAGTACCTATATTAGTTAATAATAATATAATAACAGAATGGTACGGTGGATCTTCTAAATTTAAGGAACCAATTATTATATGTTGTTTGCAAATATTAAATAATAATTATAATAATACTTGTATGAATTATATTTTAACTAATATATCTTGTATTATTTTAAATTTTATAGTTTCTATAATTTTTAATAAATATTTTGAATTAAATTATTCTATAAATATTAAAACTACTACTAACTCTTCTATTATTATAATGATTGATGGATTAAATGATTTAAATATTTTTAAAATGATTATTTATGAATTTACTAATTTAATAAAAAATATTAATTATTATTTTGATAAATTAACATTAAATTATGTTCAAAATATTATATTAAAATTAAAAAATAATATTAATAATATTACTCATTATAACCCACAACAATATTTTTCATATATTATTAATGTATTAATTTATAAAAATGAATACACTATTGAAGAGTTATTATCTTGTTTAGATAATGTTACTTATGATAATATTAAAGAATATATTCAGAATATATTTAATGGTAATTTAACTATTTTTAGTTATGGAAATTTAAAATTAAATCCAAAATTATTTATTAAATTAAAACAATTATTTAATAATAAATATATTATAAATAAACCTATTATTAATAAATTACAATCTACCACTATAGTATTAAAAAATAAACAAGATAATTTAATATGTGTAAATTTTTTATTTTATATTGGTAATTTTGAACCAAAATTATATTTATTACTTAATTTATTTATAAATATTTTTGGAACTATATTTTTTGATAAATTAAGAACAGATAAACAACTAGGATATATAGTTAAAATGAAATTTGTTAACTATGATAATAATTATTATATTATTCAACAAATATTATCTAATTCTCCTGTTGATATAATTAAAAATGAAATTATCAAATTTAATAATCAATTATTAAATAGACTTACTAAAATTAATATAAATATATATATTGAAACAATTAAACAAACATTAGAATCACCATCTAATAATACATATGAATTATGTAATATATATTTATCTGAAATATTAGATAATAATTATTTATTTTATAGAAAACAAATTTTATTAGAATATATAAATGAAATAAAATTAAATGATTTAATTAATTTTATTAATTTATATATTAATATAAACAAACAGATTATCATTATTATTGAATAAATATATTACTAATTATTTAAATTTAATAATAATTATATTAAATTTTAAACTAAATTATACATTTTTTATTTAAAAATTAAAATAATTTTTTTATACTTAATTATTATAAACTTATTTTTTTTATAAGTGTGATATTTATACTATTATAACATTTTATACATACACTTTTTATAATCATAAGTGTATTTACTTTATAATAATTTCCTGTATATGTAGAGTTACATAAATTACATTTATATTGTTTATCATTTACAATTTCTAATATAGTTAATACAGAGCGTGAAGTATATACTTCTAGAGTAGGTGAATTATATAATCCTGGAGGATGAGTGATAATATTTAATTCTTGTGGGGGGGTTAGTTCTAATCCAGGGGGTGGTCCTATCATAGAATTTATATTTTCAATATTTAAAGTATTACATGGATAATTTATTATTTCTTCATTAATATATTTCATAATAAGTTTAATATAATTAGTTTTAAACCAGAAACCTTCTAACTGTGTTAAATCTATATTTTCTATTATTAAATTTATAAATTCATCAAATAATTCTACAGATATTATAAAATGATGATGTAAATCTTTTATTGTATTATTTAATTCAATTAGTTTATTTGGAGGTAAATAATTAATGAATGCATAATTATATTCATGATATTTAATAAATAATCCTTCATTACTCATTTTATCTAAAAAATAATATCCTAATTTAGGTATTCTATTAAATTTTAATCCTACTATATAACTTATTTCTGGATATTCAGGATTATAAAATTTATTATACAATTCTTTTTTTATTTGTTGATTTTTTTCAGTAAAATTAGTATTATTTTGTATTGTTGCCATTACTACAAATACAAAATAAACTAATATATTCTTGAAATATGAGACTTATAGCTTGAGCCAAAATGGCTACGGTAATTAATCATAATAAAATAAAAAAATAAAAAATTAATTTATCAATTTTTTATTTTTAAATAAACGAAGTTCCAAATTTTATCTAAAATGTAGTTTAGTAAAATAATAATTTATATGGTAAACATGATTTAGAATATCCGAAGATCAATAATAAAATACAAAATATACAATGTATAAAAAAAGTTTCAAAATCAATTAAAATAAGTGTTATTATAGATCAAAATAGTGCGCCGTATTATATAAATATTATTGCTATTTTTATAATTTCTTTGAAAATGATAATAATTGATTTTGAAACTTTGTTTACGTTGTTTATTTTTGTATTTTATTATTGATTTTTGGATATTCAAAATCGAGATTATTGGTAGAGTCTATAAAAAAATAGATTTGGTCTTCGTTTGTTTACATTTATATTGATTTAACATAATTTTATATGCTTTTTCAAAAACTCATAAAGATACACATTTATTGGATTTTATTATTTTTTTCTTACTAAATCAAAATTAATATTTTCTATGTCACTTAAATGTGCCCACAATAAATCAGTAATTAAAATGTTATATATGTGTTTTAAATAAAAATTATATTTATTAGAGCTTCCTAGTTTTATATATGAATCTAGAACTTAGTTTATTATTTAATATGAATATAACAATTTTATTATAAATATTGTTTTTGGTTTCATAATTTAATAAGAATAAACTATGTTTTTATTTTATATTAAAATGAATAAGGCTGTTTTTTTATCTCTAATAGTTATTTTTTCAATTTATGGTTTATTGTAATTAGAGCAAACAATACATAAAAAAATATTTAATTATTTATCTAGGTATACATTAGTTTTTCATATATATCATTATTAATTTTAATATAATCTTTTTCTATTAAATAATTAATAGCCATATCAAATAATTTATTAGTTACTATAAATTGTTTAATTTTAGTTTTTAATAAATGATATAAAATAGTTTTATGTAATGGATTATTATTTAAAATATTACTAATATTTGAACAAATTATTTCTTTTTCTGAATATACATATATATTTAAATTTATATCTAAAATAGAATTTTGTATATTATAATTTTTATGAAATAATTCAATATAATTAGTTTCAAAAGTTGGTTCAGTATTTAATATTATATATTCATTTTTTATTAGTAATAAATTTCCTATAATTAAAGAATTTATTATTTGTTTTTTAAAGTTAATATTATAATTTATATTACATGTTAAATTTAATATATTATTAACTGGAATTTTTATATTATCATTATCAAATAATTCTAATATTATAAATTGTACTGGTAATAATTTAATATTAATATTTAAATATTCTATATCTATATAACCATAATGACCAAACCATATAATTATTTTTTGTTTAATATTTAATATATGATAATTTACATTATATAAATTTAAATATGGATATAATAAACTAGAGTTAGGTATTTTTATATTTCCGTCAATTTTATTAATATTCCATGAGTATGATGTTATTAAAATATTAAAATTGTTAGGAATTGCTAATTCTGTTTTCATTTTATATGATTTATTTAAATCATCAATAATTTTTAAATATTTAGAAACATTATAATTATTTTGATAATTTTGCAAATAAATTATAAATTTATATTCATACTCTATTAATTGTTGATATTTTAAATTATTATTAGTAAAAATTACAAATAAACGTTTAATAAAACTCTCGTAATAATTTTCATAATATTGTTCATTTGTTATTTTTTTATTTTTATTATCAGTATTTTTTAATAATTCTATATGTATGTATAAATTTAATATTTTATTAATTTTATTAATTTGATATTTATATGGATAAAGACTCCATAATTTTTTAATATTATTATCAATATATTTTATTAATATAGTATCATTTAAAATATGTAATAATTCATTGATTATATATTTATTAATTTTATAATTTATATAATGATTTATAATAAAATCAAGTATAATATTATAATTATCATTATTAATTTGATTAATCATATTATGATAAATATGTTTAATAACATCTATATAATTATATGTTAATAATATTTTATATATTTTATTCCATAAATTATTATTTATAAATTCAAATTCATAAATATTAGTTATTTTTATTAAATCCGTAATAAAAATATCTATTAATTCTTTACATAATTCTAAATTTATAAATTTATAATGATTAGTTATTTTATAATAATAATTTATATTATTATCTATAATATAAATAAGGTATAAATTAGAAGGTATTAAATTATTAGTAATATTATTTATATTATGAAGTTTTATAATAGTTTTATTATTTGTAATTAATATATTAGTTATTATATTAATTATATTAGTATAAATATCTGAATCTATTTTTTTAATTATTAAAATATATTTATTAATATCATTTATTATTATATCATCAAATTTTAATATTTCTGTTTCTATAAATTTCATAATTATACTATCTGTTATTATTAATTGTTCTATTACAATATTATATATATTTAATAATTTTTTATCATCTTTTAATAATTTAGATAAATATATTATTTTAGTATTATATTTATCTAAAAATATAGATAAATCATTAATTGTACAAATATTATTTTTTATATTTGTACGTATAAGATCTCTTTCATTTTTAATTTTTTTATTTATCCATTTATGTATATCTTCAATAAAATTGATATTAGTATAATTATTAAACCATAAAATCTGATGAATTTTAGTAGATTCTAAAATATTAATATCATATAAAATATAATTCTGAATATAAAAATATAAATCTAAATCATAATTAGTCTGGCAATGATTCAGAATAATACCAAATTTATCATTAAGTAACATTATAAATATATAAGTATATAATTATAAATAAATATTTATTCATTTTTTTTAATAAATTCTTCTATTTTATTTATAAAAGTATTATCAAAATTATTATTTTTATAATCATTAATATGCATATTATGTTTTTTTAAAAATTTATCGCGTATACTTATAATTTTTTTACTAAAATTACGTATTACCATTCTAAAACTCGTATTATTAATATAATTATTTATTTTAATTTTATTAATTAATTGTTCTTCTAGATTTTCTATATGTAAATTTAACATTTTTTGATAAACCCACCAAATACACCAAGCACCACAATAACCTTGAACATCTCCTATACGATCCCATTTTTGTGATTCATGACATTCAATCTTTTGAAAACCTATAGCAGGTAAATATTTCATTGGATCTAAATATATAATATCTTTATCAAATGATTGCATTTTTTTAAATAAAACTGAATCTAATAATAAAGGGTTATAATTATAATTAAATGGTATAGAATAACCGTGAGGCTCAAATCTTTTAATTATTTTTTTGTTAATATCCCAAAAAATAATATTAGCATGTCCACCTTGACTATTGTACAGATCTATTAGTATATATATTTCAAGTATAATATATTTTGATGTTTTAATTTTTTCATAAATTAAATTATCAAAATTATTAGAATAAAATATTTTATTTTCTATCCATGATATGTTTATATTGTTTATAATTTTTGGTGATACTGAAATATTATAATTTTTATTTAAAAAAGTTTCTAATTGTACATTACCTGTTAATTTAGTTTCTAAAATTATATTAAGACCTTTTGATTTAAATTTATTATATAATAATATTAAACCAAAAATTGAATCAATATCAGAACCAGTATAAAAACAATTATCATAATTAATTTTTGAATTAATATCTAATTTAGGTTCTAAAGTTTTAATTTTGGGAATAGATTGTTTTGATGATAATATAATATTTTTTATTTTAATTTTTGTTAGTTTTTCATTATTTATATTTTCCCATTTATCTTTTAAATTTTGTTTATTTAATATTAATTGGTTATAATAAGAATCAATTAATATGTTTAATAAATATTCATCATGAATATCTATATTTATGATATTAATATTTAATATTTTGTTAATTAATATATGTTGATATTCATATAATAAATTATGTTTTATTATATATGAAAAACATGTTTCATTATCATTATTTAAAATATTTAAATTAGTATTTTTAATAAATATTGTTAAATCTATTTTTAAATTATTAGTAAAAATAAGATGTAAAGGTAGATTATTATTAATATTTAATATATTAAAATTAATATTTTCTATAGGTAATTTTAAAAATTCATCTAAAAAATTTAATCTACCCGTAGTTATTATAAAATGTAAAGGAGAAAATCCATAATAATCAGTTAAATTAATATTAACAGTATGATTATTAATTAATTTTTTAAATAAATTAATATTATTAGTTATAATACTTTGTTGTAATATAGTTATACCATCATAAGAAGAACGATTATTTAAATCAATACTTAATTTTGATGATTCTATAAATTTATATAATAAATTAATTATTTTATTATCATTTTTTTTGCTAGAATAAGTGGCCGCTTGTATTATAGTTTCATCATGTTCAAACATAAAATTTTTTAATTTTATTTTATTTGATTTTTTACATATATATTTTAATATTTTATATTGATTTTTATTTAATATTAAAGATATAATATTTCCTTCATTAGATATTATATATGGATTAGCATTATATTTAAGTAAAATTTTAAAAAATTTAACATTATTAAATATAATAGTATAATATAAAGCAGTCATACCAAAAATATCTTTAATATTTAATATTGATATTCCTATATTTATTTGATTGGATTTTAATAATAATATTAAAATTTTTTTATGATTATACTTAATGCAATGATATAAGATAGTTCTTCCATCATTATCTAATATATCTAAACGTATTTTTATTAAATTTTTTTTTAAGTAATGTAATATTAATTTTAATATTTTATATTGATTATAAATAATTAAATATTCTATAAAATAAATATAATATTTATCTTGTATATGTAAATCAGTTATTTCTCTTATTTTTATTAAATTATAAATTTCATCATATTTATTTAATTTTATCAATTCAAATAACATTTATAAAACTAATGAAAATAAATATTTATAAATTAAAATAATTAAAAATATATTAACTTTTAATTTCAGGTAATTTTATAAGTATATCTTTTAAACACAATAGTAATTCTTCATCATTTAATAACTCTTTAATAATTTTTTTTACTATTAGATTAAATTCATTATCAGTTTTTATTAAATTTTTAATAGTTTCAGCAATATTTAAATTATTAAAAACTAATTTTTTTAATTCTTCATCTGTAGAAGCATTTAATATAATTTCTTTAATATTTAAACTATCTTTTATAAGTTTTACTAAAATATTATTTATATTTTGAGTATTATCTATGTCATACTGTGGTATATTTTCTTGTCTTGGTATAGTTTCAAATTGTTCTATTTTATGATTAATATCTCTTTTTAATAATATACAATCTATATTTGATGTTTCCTCATCAATTAATATTATTGAATTTTTATATTCGTCATAAGCTTTCTTATATAATTGGTTTTTTTCATATCCAATAGCTTTAATAATACTTTTTAAATATGGAAATTTAGGACATATAGCCATTTGTGTTTGATTAATGTATACAGATACACTATCACCTGTTAAATTTGTATCTTTATATAAAATATTTAAATATTTTGGGTCTGAAGGATGAGCAAATGTACATTTGTCATTACAAGAATTATATTTTAATATATTAGCACATGGTCTTTTCTTATATTGTAGTGGGGGGTTGGTTGAATAATATTGTGGATGAAAATTGGGAGTTTGATAATTATAATACATTATAATATGATATATGATGCTTTAAGACTGTGAAAACTTGAGCCAAAATGGCTACGGTAAAATTTATATTTAAAAATAACAAATTAAAAAATTAATTTATCAATTTTTTTATTTTTAAATAAACAAAGTTCCAAATTGTATTTCTAATAAAAATATTTTAAATAAAATCACCCTATATTTGTAATTATAATTTGAAGTTCTTATTATATAAAATATTAATTTAAAACTATTTTGTTAAACCATAAAATATTCTCATTCAATTTATTGATAAAATTATAATCTTTTGGAATGCAATTTAATTTATAAAAAAAAAGGAACTTCATTAACTTCATTTAATAATAAATAATTTTTTTTTATTTGACATAACATTGAAAACTATTAAGTTTTTTTATTTTATAAATAAACGAAGTTAACAAAGTTCTCATAATTATGAATTAAATAAGATTATAATTTTATAATAAATTGAATAGGATTATTTTATTAGAGTAATAATAATCATATATGGGACTTCGTTAACTTTATAATAAATTGAATAAAAATATTTTTTCCTAAGTTTTAACAAAAAATTTTAATTATTTAAATTATTATTAAAACTAATAATAATTTAAATAAAGTAATATAAATAGTAGATATTTAAATTATTAGTTTTAAATTTTTAAAAAATACTTATTATTATTTTTTAAATTAACTGGTAATAAATAGTAAAATAATCTATAAATAATTATTTATTATAATACTTAGTAAATATATTAAGATATAATTATAATTTATTTAAATAATTTATTCTTCATCTGAAGAATTGCAATCTGCCCAGTTAATTTTTTTATTTAATAATATATTATTTTCCCAGAATATATTATTATAAATTGTATGTACAAATACTTCATCCTGTATAATATCTATTATACTATCTTTAATATGACGATTAATATATTTTGTGAGTGTATTTTTAGAGATTGAATTAATTTGTAATTTTAATTCATTAATGTATAACATATAATTATAATGATTTTGTATTTTATCTATTATATAAATTAAATCATAATATAATGGATAATTAAAATATTGATTATTTGTTGATTTTATAAAAATATTAAATGCATTTGTAAATATATTATATGCTTTTAATATATTTTGATCAATTTTATATAATTTAAAACCGTATAATATTAATTGAATATATGATATATATGGTCTTATATTAACAATTTTATTTTTAATTATAAAATATATTGTTTCACCATTAGAATTTACAAAATATTCTAATATAGTTAAATAATTAATATTTGTTATATGAGTATATGGACAACTTATATTTAGACATTTACCATATTTAAATTCATAATAACATATTATAGTTTTTGTATTTTGTAATAATGGATTATAAAAATATATTTCTTTAAATAAATCTATTGTATTCATTATACTAAATCTAATATGATCGCTTATAACTTGAGCCAAAATGGCTACGGTAAAATTTATATTTAAAAATAAAAAATAAAAAATTGATTTATCAATTTTTTATTTTTTATTTTTAAATATAAATTTTATCCCAAGTTAAAAAAAATAAAAATAAATAAAAAATATATAGCTTTGCTATATATTTTTTATTTATTTTTTAATTACCAAGGTTTAGTAAATTAATAATAAAAATAAACGAAGTTCCAAAAAATTAATTTACTAATTTTTTATTTTATTATTATTATTTTACTAAACCATCACTAATAAAAATATTTTAAATGAACGTGTTTATTATAACCTTATTGAAAATAAATGAAGTTATTAATTATAAATAATTGTGCTTTCATATGTTTATTATTATAATTAACGCTAAATTAATAAATTAGTTTTTATTTATTATTAGTTTTAATAATACTTTTAATTATATAAATTATTATTAAAACTAATGATTTAAATAAAATAATAGGGAACTTTGTTAATCACAATTATCTAACTTATTATTTTTTAATTTTTAAATAAACTTATAATAATCAGTAAAAGAAATATATGATAATAAACACGTTCAATAATTAGTTATTTGTTTATAGTTGTATATTTAATTTATTAAGTATATAATTATCACTTAAATGTAATAATGCCTGAAATATATCCCATACATTAGATTTTGATTCTTCATCTAATTTTATATAAATTTTTTGCAAATTTAAAATTTCACTTAATATATAACTTTTATTATTTTCATCAATTTTAATAGTGTTTGTATCAATCCGCGGATTTGTAAAATAACTTTCATCCTTATTTAATATTTTTTCTCTAAGTGGTGTTATATGATGAATAAAATGGTCAATTGGTAAAGCATTATTATATTGAATTATTTGTTCAAATTTAAAAGAATAGGTAGTTCCCATTATTGGAGATAATTGTATTAAAAAGGAACTTAATATATCATTAAACTGTTTAATAATATCACTACTCATATTATATTATAATATAATATAATCTTTAAATTTATTTTTACTTTTACAAAAAAAATTATATACTTGTAAAATATTATATACTTGTAAAATATTATATACTTGTAAAATATTATGTCTATTTTTAATATCATACTTATAAAATGGTATTTTATTAATATTTTTAATTTAGTTTTTTTGAATATATTTATTATAAAGATAAATAATATATGTTTATTATTATATATCAAATTATTATTTATTAAATGTATACAATTAATAAATATAGCTTTTTATATATTATTAAATGATAGATATTAAATATGTATAAAACTAAAGAAACTTTTAGGCTTAATCATTTTATTATAAATTATTATCATTTAATTTATATATTTTGGATCGTTTATTATTTTATAATTTATTTTGGATTCCTATTTATTCTTTAAAAATAACAATAAATGTTCTATATTAGATACATATTTATAATTTTCTTTCATTGTATATGAATAATTATCATCTAAAATATTATTATTTATATTATTATTAATTAAATAATAACATATATCGGTAGCATCATATGCATATTGATACATTATATTTATATATAAATATATGATATAAAAAATGAAAAAAAAACATATAAAACATATAATTTATATATTATTAAATGGTAGATATTACGGATGTATATGTGTTATTATCTTCAGATATAACAAATATAAATTATAATTATGATAATAGTTTAATAATTTATAAAGTATCTAATAATATTTTAAATAATTATATACATAAAATAAATAGCAAAAATATGACAAAAGAAGAATTAATAAAATATAATATATTAAACTATGAATTAAAAGATATAAATATTGTTATACCAATATTTAATATTAAATTTACTGATTTAATTTTATATTTAGAACAATATAATGAAACATATATATTAAAAAATATTTATAATATTGTATTATTAAATTTATATTTTAAATATTCTAATAAAGAAATTATAACGCACATGATTAATAATATTCATACATCTAATATAAATCATAATTTTGATATAACAAATGTATTTAATCAACGTTTAATTAAACATCATACTATCACAAATACTTATGATTATATGCTTGAAATAGAAAGACCGCTAACATATGTAGATATATCATCTTCTTTAATTAATAAATTAACATTTGAAGACAGTGATTTTTCTAATGATGAAATATTTAAATTAATATCTATATTAAATGAAGAACAAAAATTTTTATTATTTTTCCATTTATTAATTAATGATAAATATTATACAAATATAATTAATAATTATAATATATTATTAATGATGGATAAATGTATAGAAACATATATAGACTTATATGGCTATTTATTACGTTTTACATGGAAAAAATTATATTATGATGAATGTAGTAATATAGAAAATACACCTAATAAAACTTATATTTTTGATATTAATACTGCATCAATATTAAAAACAATTAATTATAATCATTATGCACCATTATTAAATCCATTTATAGCATTAGATATTGATAAAAAATATTTAGATCCTCCACGTATATTTGGTGGATTATATGATTATTCCGTATCAGAAAATATAAAAAAAATATGTGATTTAAATGAATTTAAAAAAAATTTTAATATATATTGCACACATAATAGTGAATTAAATTTATTTGAAAATGTTAATTTTAAAGAATATAATTGTTATATTGTTGGTAGCACTTTAACAGCATGTATACAAAAAAATATTTTAATTAAAAATATTTTTAAAGATAAAAGTTTTGAAAACTATTTGAATGAATATTATTCTACTTCAGATATAGATATCTTATTTATTGAATCTGATAAATACTTATTTATTAATAAAGCTAGTAAATTAATTAATCAATTGAAAATTAATTTATATAAAATTCATCAAATTAATAATATTAATCTAGAAATAATATTAAATAAAACTATATGTTTAATAGTTTCGCCATTATTTATTGAACAAAATATAGATTCAAATATAAATAATATTATAGATTATATACATGATGAAAATGTAATACAATTATTTGAAAAATATTATTTAGAAATTAATAAACAATTTGATATAGAATACTCAAGGAATATATTTAATAAAAATATAATTATTAATACTATTTATAAAATTAAGATAGATAATAATATTTATTATGATAATAATATTTCTATAAAATATAAAATCAAATCTAAATATTTATTACATGATCTAGAGATTTTCCATGTTAATGAAAATAAAATAGAAAATATTATATCTAAATTTCATTTGCCTTGTGTTAGATGTTATTATGATGGACATAATGTATTTTTATTACCTTCAGCAATTACAGCATTTATTACATATATGAATTTAGATTATAAATATATAGCATCTACAGTTAGTCCAATAGATATTTTTATGAAAAATAAAATAAGAGGTTATGGATTATTTTTGAATAATAGTGAAAAAAAATGTATATCTAGACATATATCAATTAAATATCCATATATTAAAAATATATTTAGTCCAATATATTTAAATACATATTTAAATGAATTTAATAAAAATGAAAATAATAATATTGATAAATATGATATTAAATATATAACTAAATTTAATAATATAAAATCATATTATCCAAGCACCAATAATGGTTTACTATTGTCTTCAAGATTTTCTAAAAAATTAAATATTTGTGAAATAAATTATCATAAATATATTGAAAATAATATATTAAAAATAAAACTTATTTCTTTAACTTGGGATTTAAGTCATTTATAAATACTGAGGAAAAATTAGATTTATTTATTTTATTATAAAACTGTAATTTGTTGGAATGCATTTTAATTTATAAAAAAATATTTATAAATAAATTTTATTTATTTAGTAGAAATTTTTAGAACTTTATTAAGTTTATTTATTTTATACATAACAAAGTATTATTTTTATGAATTAAATAAGATTATAATTTTATACTAAAATGAATAAATCTAATTTTATCAAAAAATAAAATTTATAAATAATTAATAAATAAACGAAGTCCATGTTAGTTTTGTGAAAAATGATTTTAGATTTTATAAATAATTTAATTTTATCAAAAACTATTTAAATTTATAAATTATTATTAAATAATTAGTTTTGTGAAAAAATAAACAAAGTTAACGAAGTTCCCCCCATTAGATTTACAAATAATTAATTTATAGGAAATATTTAAGATTTAATTAATTAATAAATAAATTAGTTTTATGCAATGATGCTACAAATACTTTTTTTTATCTTTAATTCTTTAGAAGCATATTATAATGAGTAATATTTTAGATTAACAGCTGCTAATACTATTTCTTTATCTTCTTTTAATTCTTCAGAAGCATATTCTAATGCAGAACAATTCTGAATAACAGCATTTAATACTATTTCTTTATTTCTTTTTAATTCTTCAGAAGCATAAAATAATGCATTTCCATTATTTTTAACAGCAGCTAATACAATTTCTCTATCATTTTGTAATTGTTCAGAAGCATAATATAGTAATATACCACACATATTAATTGCGGTTAACATTATTGTTTTATCTCCTTTTAAAGAATTAAAAGCATATTCTACTGCGCCTGGGTCATTTTTAATTGCTGTTAATACTATTTCTTTATCTTTTTTTAATTTTTTAGAAGCATATTTTAATGCTTTACCATCGTTATTAACTGCGGCTAATACTATTTCTTTATCATTTCTGAATTCTTCAGAAGCATATTCTAATATAAGCCCAGAATTACTAACAGCCACTAATAATATTTCTTTAATTTCTTTTAAATCATTATTAAGGAATATAAAAAGTCTCCCATATTTTTTAATAATACCAAGTATTAAATATTTATCACTTTTAAACGAATACTGTTTGGATAAGATTATTTCATGACATTTGAAATATGATAAATGTTCTAAATAATGTTTATAATCTACTAGTGATCTATTTTTATGATCATAATAATATTCTTTTATAATATATAATATATGAGTATTTTTTGAACTATTATATATATCAGTTATATAATTTTCTAATTCTATTTTATTATTATCTAATAAATAATTATTTAGAATTTGTTTATTTTCTTTTTCAAATATAAAAGTAAATGTAATACCCGGTTCTATTTGTTGTATTATTGCATAACATATTCGGATATATATACATGATAATTCATTTATTGTAATAGAACAAATATTTTCTGATAGTGTATTTATTAATAATTGCATACTATGCAATTAATACTGCTTATTTTAAGGATAATTCTTGAGCCAAAATGGCTACGGTAAAAATTATATTTAAAAATAAAAAAATAAAAAATTGATTTATCAATTTTTTATTTTTTTATTTTTAAATATAATTTTTATCCCAAGTTAAAAAAAAATAAAAATAAAAATAAATAAAAAATATATAGCAAAGCTATATATTTTTTATTTATTTTTATTTTTATTTTTTTTTAACTTCGGTGGTTTAGTAAAATAAAAATAAAAAAATAAAAAATTGATTTATCAATTTTTTATTTTATTAAACCATCCCTAATGAAAATATTTTTAATGGGTATGTTTAGTATAATCTTTTTGGATTACTGTTAGTATTAACCTTATTGAAAAATAATAATAAACGAAATTAACAAAGTTCTCAATAAAAAATAATAAACAAAGTTTACGAAGTCCTAATTTTTTATATAAAGCGATACTAAACAACAAATGAAACATATGATACTAAACATGTCCCTAATTTAATTTTATCAAAAACTATTTAAATTTATAAATTATTATTAAATAATTAGTTTTGTGGAAACATAAACAAAGTTCCCATTAGATTTACAAATAATTAATTTATGGGAAATATTTAAGATTAACTAATTAATAAAAATTAATAAATAAATTAGTTTTATGCAACTATGCATACTTTTTTCTATCTTTAATTCTTCAGAAGCATAATATAAGTGATATTTCTGATTAACAGCTATTAATACTATTTTTTTCTAATAAATTTGTAATGGATCCAGGATCATTTATTAATACTTCAAAGCATATTTTAGTGAATAACAGTTCTAAGAAAAGGTATTCCTATTAGTTTATCTTTTAATATATTGGAATTAGGTCGTACGTAAGGCTTGCTTGCGGCTAATTTTATTTCTGGATCGTTTTTTAATCTATCTGAAGCATATTCGAATACGTGAGGGTTGCGTTTTACTGCGGCTAATACTATTTTTTGATCGTCTTTAAATTTATCTGAAACATATTTTAATGCGAAAGGGTATTTTTCTAGTGCAGCTAATACTATTTCTGGATCGTCTTTCAATCTTTTTGATGCATATTGTAATCCAAAACCATATTTTTGAACTGATGCTAATACTATTTCTTTATTGTCTTGTAATTTTTCAGAAACAAATTCTAATGCTAAATCATTATTTTTAATTGCTTCAAATGCTAAGTCTATATCATTTTTTAATGTTTTAGAAGCATATTTTAATGCGCTACCGGAGTTTTTAACTGCCGCTAATACTACTTTCTTATTATTTTGTAGTGTTTCTGAAGCATGTTTTAAAGCATCACCAGATTGTTTAACCGCAGCTATTCCTATATTTATATAATCTTGTAATCTTGGAGACGCATATTGTAAAGCTCTTCCATTCTTAGTAATTGCAGCTAATACTACTTTTTTATCGTCTTGTAATCTTGGAGATGCATATTCTAAGGCACACCCATTCTGAGTAAATGCAGCTAATACTACTTTTTCATTGTCTTGTAATCTTGGAGACGCATATTGTAAGGCTCTTCCAATCTGAGTAATTGCAGCTAATACTACTTGTTCATCGTCTTGTAATCTTGTAGATACATATTCTAAGGCACCCGCATTCTGAGTAATTGCAGCTAATACTACTTGTTCATCGTCTTGTAATGCTTTAGAAACATCTTTTAAGACTAAACCACAAATCTTAACAATTGCTAACACTATTTCTTTATCTTCTTGTAATGCTTTAGAAATATACCAAAATATATATTTTCCATCACTAATAATAGCTTCTAATACTATTTCTTTATTATTTTTTAAATTATCATTTAAAACTAACAATAGTGATGGGTATTTTTTAATTATTTTAAATATTAAATATTTATTACTTATAGTTAAATCGGGCATTCTTGCGATTTCATCACATTCATCATAACTTAAATTGTCTAAATAATATTTATATTCTGCGAGTGATCTATTTTCAGCATCATAATATTCTTCTATTACAATATATAATGTATGATTTATTTTATAATAAATATTAAATATATAATCTCCTAATTGATTTAGATTATTCTTTAAATGGTTATATATTATTTGTTTATCTGATATAATATAAAATAAATTTTTATGTTTTAATTTTGGCATTATTATGTCTAATAATGGTTGAACTAATTTTTGAAATTGAGATATATATTTGTATGTGGCTATTTCTGATGTATCTAATGATGGTTTAAATTTACCTATCTGCATACCAGTTGTTGCATAGCAAACAGATACTTCCACCGGCATATTATGTAATTAACAGTGATTTTTATAAGCCTTGAGCCAAAATGGCTACGGTAAAGTTTAGTAAAATAATAATAACAAAATATAAAATTGATTTATCAATTTTATATTTTGTTATCTTTGGTGATTTAGTAAAATATTTTTATCACGGTTAATTTAGTAAAATAATAATGGATATATTTATTATCATCTGTTTCATTTACTGTGTATTATCAGTTTATTTAAAAATTATTGCTATTTTCAGAGAAATTATAACAAATTTAGAAAAATTAAACTAAACTACGTTCCGTTCCAAAATAATTTTTTAAATCATAAATTAAAATAATTTTTAAAAATATAAATTAAAATATTTTGGGAACTTCGTTAACTTATTTTATTTTTTTATTTTTTATATTTTCTATGTGAATGCATTAATTAAAGATTTATAAATTTTTTATAATTTTTCTAAAATTTTTATAATTTCTCTAAAAATAACAATAAAAACCAATAATTTAAATAATTGTGATTTTTATTATTTTAAGGAACTTAGTTTTAATAATAATTTAAATAATTTGGATAATAAACGAAGTTCCATAAATTAATAATTAAACCGCCGCTAATTATAAATTATAATAATAAACATGTGTAGAAAGCCATTTTATTTATTTTATTATTTTCTAAAAGGTTATGTAATAAACACTAATCATAACATATAATAATAAACATGTCCCCTATAATAAAATAAAAAATTTATTTATCAATATTATTTATTTAAAATATTTTTATTTCTAAGTTTAAAAAAATATATAAAAAATATATAGTGTTGATATATATTTTTTATTTATTGTTGACTTTGGTGATTTAGTAAAATAATAATAAATAAATAATAAACAAAAAATAATTTAATAATTAATGTGAAACTAATTATAAATTATAAGAAGCACAATATATTTATAAAAACTTCTATTATTATTTTCAATAAAATTATACTAAATACTTATTATAACTAATAATAATAATCATGTCTATTATTATAAATATTATTTTTTATAAAAAATATTGACTTATTAATGATATTTTAAAAAATATACTTATATATAAATAATTAAAAGTATATAATTATTATTTTAATTTATTATTTTTTTTATTTTTTTAATTAATATTTTTTCTTGTTTGTCAATTTTATTTTTATAACTACTAATATATGGAATTACAATTATTTTTTTATGATAACATCTATTAATAAATGTAATACATTTATCCAATAATATACGATATTTGGTATAATAGGTATAATAATTAGTATAATTGGTATAATTAGTATAATTACTTTTGTTTAATATATATAATGAACAAAAATTAAATATGATTGGATTTATATAATATTTATATTTATGTGTATACTTATCAGGAAAAAAATAATAAATATATAGTATTTTATAATCTTTATTTTTTATAAAATTATGTTGAATTATGCTTTTACACCCTTGAAGATTTAAAATGCCGATTTTACTCAACAAAAAAATATTCAAGGTTTGCCCGTTGCAGAGCATGTAAATTATGATTTTGTTAAGGCGACAACCCCAACTGATTTATTGGCTTTCTTTTGAACAACTTTTTTAACCTTCTCTTTTATTAGTTTTTCTACTTTTAGATTTTCCTCCTTCTTCTTCCTACATAAATATTTAGGTCGTTCAAGTCCATTAATTGCATTTTTTGCAATTTTGTATATATTAGTGGCACCATTTACATCTCTATTCCATACACCTGAACACTTTTTACAAGTTAAAAGCCCATGGACTAAGATATTACCACTTTTATATGGTTTTGGATTTTCTCTTATTTGGAATTTTTCACATCTTCCAATTTCAGTTTTACAAATTGAACACATACAACTTGTTCTAAATTCATCAACTAAATATGTTTTATAATTATTTTGTCTAAATAACATTCTCATTCCTTTTCCTTTAATTGGTTCCTTATATTTCATATGTTGTTTTTGTTCAAAGTCTCCAAAAATCACTATTGTTTCTTCAGGTTTACCAAATATTTTTTTAAAATTATTTATTAATTTTTGTTCATTTTTCTTTTTATTGATATAACCATTCAACTTAAGTTTTCTGAATATATATTTTTCATAAAACTTATATAATTTGTTATTTATTTCACTTTTCTTTTTTATATATTCCTTAAAATCTTTAATAATTAATGTTTTACGGTTTAATTTTGATAATTCTGTTTCATATTCAATTACTGTTTTTCCATCTATTTTCTCTTTCTTAAATTCCAAAATTATTTTGGCGTATTTTTTTATTTTACATTCTTTTCTTCTGCTGTCTTGTGTATATCTAAATTCATTTGCATCTTTATTATCATTATCAACACAATATAAAATATCAGATTTTCCTGGGTCAATACAAACAATCTTTTTATTTTTTATATTAGTATAATCAATTAGTTCATCAATATATTGTTCTGTATTTGAACCAACTTTAATATTTGGTATTCTTTTACCTATTAAATCATTTCTTAACATCAAAATAGAACAACTTACACCATCAGTTTCTATCATATGATGAAAAGTATATTTTGGTTTCTTAAAACATTGTCTTTCAGTTCTAAAAAAGAATTCCCAAATTTTATCTTCAAATTTTTTCAAATTGCCTTCTAATAGATAATCAGTTTTATTACCTTGTTTTTGTGTAAAAAGTAAATGAACTAATGTTGTTGTATCTAATTTAATTGATTTCATTATAATATCATTTCTCATTGGAAATATATTATAAATCATAACTTTATCTTTTTCAACTTCTTTCATCATTATAATCATACACGGTAAATAATCTTGTGGATTACATTGTAAATCATAATATAAACTATCTTTTTGGTATTTTTCTTTATTAGGTGTTATTATTTTTTTTATATCTTTAATCCAATTGTGATATTTTTCATCAGATTTATATTTATTAACTGGTTCTAAGATATCAATTTTAATTTTTCTTAATTGCCTACAAAACTCATTAACTAAATCTTTTTGTTTTTCTTCATCTTTATTTTCTTCTTTAATTTTAGTTATTGTTTCTTTTTTCTTCCAAACAATATTAACATATCTTTCAATATATTCAACATAATGTAATTTAATATTATTTTCATAGATTGTAATTATTCCAATCGTTAAATAATCTAAAACTGTATTAAGATGTGTATAATCTAAGTTAGTATCTTTAATTAGTGGTTTATAATCAGAATTATAAAAAGTAGTTAATTTATCTTTTAATTCCTTAATTTCTTTTTTTGGTGGTCTTCCTGATGCACTTTCATTACATAAAATTTTCATACAAGAATTAACAAATACTTTATCTATTTCTGGTAATTTATTATTTTTTTCAAAATAATCCAATAAATAAAGTTTCATAAACATCAATGTATTAATAACAATTTTATTACATTTAATAACTGCATCTGTAATTTTAGGTAAATTGATATTTGGATTTTTCAAAACATGTTTAATTGGTATTTTAACACATTTGAAATAATCAGTAGATTTATCTGGCGGTTTAGTCTTTTTTTCTTCTAATGCACTCATAATAATATACTATATCTATATATCTTTATATAGATATTTTAATTTCAAAAAATAAACGCAATACTTTTAATAAATTTTATTTTTCCATTTTTTTTGAATTATAATTATATTTTTAATAAATTTTTTCCAATCATTTTCCCATATTTCAATTAAATTATATACATTATCTTTAATAAAATTTGATTTTTCTAACGTTTTTTCATATAGTTCTCCAAATGTTAAACCAATCCGAGGATTTACTTTATTTTTATTATATAGTTTTGGATTACCATGCCAAAAATCTCCATGAAATTCGAATATTGTATTTATAGTTTCTGAATATCCATCTGCTTTGTATCTTGAGTTTGGAATAATATATTCACCTTTATTTTGAGCATGATTGATTTTTACGGAATATTTTATTTCCATATATGACAACCATTCAATACTTATTTTAGAATGTTGATTTGAACATTTAGGACATTCTTTTCCGTTTTTATGCATATATGGTAAAATATCAAATATGCCATGTTTATTACATATAACTGATATTGAAAATGATGAACCCTTCCATTCAACCAAAGAATAATCATATTTACTACCATATAATTTTATAAAATCTTCATAATATTCTTCATATGGTTTTATTTTAGCATTAGCACATTTTATTTTTCCACATTCAGGACACCCTTTACCTCGTAAATGATTATTTGGTGAAACATAAAATTCCCCATGTTCTTTGCATATAACTATTACTTTTGTTGCAGCATTGATATAATCACTTTTTGTATAATCATACAAATAATCATGAACAACATTTGATTTCATTTCAAAATCCTTCTTACATTTTTCTTTTAATTCATTATTTCTTACATTTTTTTCACGACCACATGAACCACAACCATATTTATAATGATTTGAAGGCAATTGTTCAAACTCACCATGTTTATTACACATTATTATCACTTTATCATTTGCTCCAATATATTTTGTTTTAGAATAGTCATATTTATTTCCCCAAATTTGAATAGATTTTTCTATAAAATTATCAGTATCTAATTTGTTATATTGAATATGTGTTTCTTTTGAACATTTTTGACAGCCTCTTCCTCTCTTATGATCTGCAGGTCTAATTTCAAAATCTCCATGAATTGGACATACAACTATAATATCTATATCTACACCTTTCCATATCACCTTAGAATAGTTGTATTTATTTTCATTAATTTTTTGTAAATCTTCTTTATAAATATTCCAAGGAATTGTCATTCTTTCTTTCACTTTTTCATTTGCACAATTTCTACATCCACTTCCATTAAGATGACTATTTGGTGTTTGTTCAAAATCTCCATGAATTGGACAAACTATTATAATATTTTCTTTTGCAGAAATATAATTTAATTTTGAATAATCGTATTTATTATTATGTAATTCACTTGCTTCTTTAATAAACTTGTCATTTGCTTTTTTAATTCTTTCATTAGTACTCTTTTCTATTCCACATTTTTTACAACCATCACCTGATAAATGCTTACTAAAAGATTGTTCAAATATTCCATGTTTAGGACATATTATATTTACTTTTGCATGTGTTGTATTTAATTCTATTATTTGTGAATAATCATATTTACGATTATGTTTTATATTAGCTTGTTCTTTATAATCATCAATTGTTTTCTTCATTGGCATTTAATATTATTAATTATTTTTATGTTAAATATTTTTTAATCAATTTTTTATAATAATTCAAAAATATATTTTTTTGTTCTAATATCTTCTTTACCATCTTGTTTTATTCTATAATCATAACTATTTAATTTATATTTACTTTTTGTTAATTGTCTTATAATTGATAAATATGGTCTTTTTGCTTTTGTTGGTTCAGACGCTCCTATTATAGTTGAAAAACTGTAATATTTTCTTATTTCTGGTATTAATTCTAATAGTTTATCTTGTTTTATTTTGTCATTATCTAAATCATATAAAATTATACTATTTTCATTATCTAATTCTAAAATATTAATAATTTTATCTACTAATTCATCTTGTTCTTTTTTATATAAAATACTTTTTAATTTCATAATATTATATTATAATGTTATGAAATTTTTAAATAAAATTAATCCTTATAATTTTTGGGTTTCCTTTTTAATGTAGAATCTTTTTTAACATAATCTTTATAAGCATCTTTATTATAGGCATTTTCAAAGTAATTCTTATAATTTTCTTTTTTAACTTTGTTTATTGCATTTTTTATTTCTACAACTAATTCATCATATTTTAATACTTTTTTATTTAATTTCAAATAATGTTTTATTTGATTAAAAAATTCTTCTATTGTTCTGTTTGTTTTAGGGGTATAAGGCAACGAAAATAAATATTTATTACCATTATTTATAATTGCCTGTTTAACATATTCATTATTATGGCTACCCGCATTATCTAAAATAATTAATGATTTTTATATTTATTAAATATATTTGTTTCTAAAAAATCCACAAATCTTTCTTTAGTCATACCACCTTCTTTATATAATGTTGCACCTACACATTTAGAATTGGATATAGCACACAATAAAGTAAATTTTCTAAAAACATAATTATCATCAGTTTTTACAACACATCTTTTACCTAAAGCACATTTTGAATATGATAAATACATTGCTGGTTGAATTGATGTTTCATCTAAAGATATTATTTTGTCTAATGAAAATTTTGATACTTCTTTATAAAATATCTTTAATTCTTTTTTAATGTCTGTAGGTTTTCCATATCTTTCTTTTGGATAATGTTCATGTCTTGTTCTTTTTCTGGTTATATTATTATCTCTTATTACTTGCCCTAAATGTTGAGGTGTAATATCAAAATCTTTATATTTCTTTTTTATTATTTTATATAATTCTTCCATAGTTATTTGTTCATTTTCTTTTAATTTTTGTATAGCATATTTAACTTGGTCTTTAGTTATTTTATAAGATGTTGGTTTTCTATTTAATCTTTTTATTTCTTCTAACTCTTCATATCTTTCAATCCATCTTTTCAAACTTCTTTCAGAACACTTAAATATTTCACAAGTTTTTGTATAATTAGTATCATTTTCTAAATAATATTTAACTGCTGTTATTTTGTAATCTTTACTTTTATGTTTTGACATTTAATATATAATTATTTATATATTAAAAAAATCGGCATTTTAAATCTTCAAGGGTGTAAATATAAATAATTCATATTGTTTTAATATATTCAGAAGTATATAATATTCATCTTTTTTATTTAAATTAACATATTTAAACTCATTATTTATTTCTTTAATATAATTAATTATATTAATATTAAATTTATTTATTTTGGTATTAGTCATACATATAATTATTAATTTATCTTTAATAAATTATTTATTATAATTTCTCTGAAAATAGTAATAAAATAATAATATACATATTATTATTAATTTTTCTAAAATTTTTGAAACACTATTAATGTATTCTAAAAATTTTTTTTATAATTTCTTTGAAAATAAGCATAAATAAACAAAGTTCCAGTTATTTTTATTTTAAATAAACTACGTTCTACTATTGGGGCAAAATAATAATATTAATATTTATTCTTATTGTCAAGAAATTATAAAAATTTTAGAAAAATTAAACTACAATCCAAAATATTTTAATTTACGGTTTAACAAATTATTTTATAATTTCTTTGAAAAAGTTCAAGTTATCATTATTTTAAATAAACTACGTTCTACAATTGATTTCCAGCTAACTTAATAACAATATTATTATTTAATATCTAACATAATTATTATTATTTTCAATAAAGTTATAATAAACAATACTCCTAACATATGATAATAAAGATATCCTATAAAAAAATAATATTTATTCCAAATTAAAAAATATAAAATGAACAATATTTATAATTTTTTAAATAATGTGATAATAAATATATTAATTAATAATCTAATTATTAATCCAATTAATAATCTAATTAATAATCTAATTAATAATTCAATTAATAATCTAATTAATAATTCAATTAATAATTTATACTTATAAATAATGACTTTCTATAATTTAAATAATCTAATTACTATAGGTTGTGTCTAATTTTTTTGAAGCATATTGTAATGCGTTTATGTTGTTTTTAATTGCGGCTATTAGCAGCATTTCTTAATCTAATATTAAATAATGACTCTATATAATTTAAATAATCTTTAATTACTATATTTTGTGTCTTCAATTCTTCAGAAGCATATTGTAATGCTTCTATGTGGTTTTTAATTGCGGCTAATACTATTTCTTCATCTCCTTTTAATTTTTTAGAAGCATATTGTAATGCATTGCCATTGTTATTAACAGATGCTAATATTATTTCTTTATTATTTCTTAATTTTTTAGAAGCATATTTTAATGCAAACCCATGATAATTATTAACTGCCGCTAATAATATATTTATATTATTTTTTAATTTTTTAGAAGCATATTCTAATGCAAGTCCGTAATTACTAACTGCTGCTAATACTATATTTATATTATTTTTTAATTTTTCAGAAGCGTATTTTAATGCACTACCACATTGTTTAACCGCCGCTAATACTATGTCTCCATTATTTTTTAATTTTTTAGAAGCATATTGTAATGCATTACCTTGACGTTTAACTGCCGCTAATACTACGTCTCTATTATTTTTTAATTTTTTAGAAGCATATTGTAATGATTCATCATTACGCATAACCGCCGCTAATACTATTTCTTTATCATTTCGTAATTCTTTAGAAGCATATTCTAATGAGTAGTAATGATTATTAATAGCTACTATTACTATGTCTCTATTATTGTTTTGAAATTCGTCAGAAGTATAGCACAATGCATTCCTGTCATAAATATTTTTAATAGCTTCTAATACTATTTCCTTATCATTTTTTAATTCGTTGGAAGCAAATATCAACATGTTTCCAATATTTTTAACTGCTGCTAATACTATGTATCTATCATTTCTTAATTCATAAGAAGCATATTCTAATGCGTAGCCACTGTTAATAACCGCGGCTAATACTATGTCTCTATCATTTCTTAATTTTTCAGAAGCATATTGTAATGCTTTACCATTGTTATTAACAGCGGCTAATACTATGTCTCTATCATTTCTTAATTTTTCAGAAGCATATTGTAATGCTTTACCATTGTTATTAACAGCGGCTAATACTATGTCTCTATCATTTCTTAATTCATAAGAAGCATATTGTAATGCTTTACCATTGTTATTAACCGCGGCTAATACTATGTCTCTATCATTTCTGAATTTTTTAGAAGTTTCTTCTAATACAAGACCATTATTATTAACTGCAACTAATACTATTGTTTCATTTTCTCTTAAATTATCATCTTCTAGATGACAAAATAGATTTCCGTATTTGTTAATAATATTAAGTATTAAATATTTATCGCTTATAAACAAATATTCATGATTTCTGATGAGTTGATAACTCTCGCAATATGTTAAATGTTTTAAATAATGTTTATAATCTATAAGTGATCTATTTTTATAATCATTATAATATTCTTTAATAATATATAATGTATGAGTATTTACTGAACTATTATATATATTAGTTATATAATTTTCTAATTCTATTGTATTGTTATCTAATAAATAATTATATCGTTTATTGTTTCCATCTTCATCAGTAAATATAATAATAAATACAATACCCGGCTCCATTTCTGGTATTAATGCATTAAATATTTGGATACATATATTTAATAATTCATATATTCTAATGGAACAAATATTTTCCGATAGAGTATTAATAAATAATTCCATATTATGCAATTAATTATGCTTTTTATAAAGATAATTCTTGAGCCAAAATGGCTACGGTGGTTTAGTAAAATAATAATAAAAAAATAAAAAATTGATTTATCAATTTTTTATTTTTTTATTATTATTTTACTAAACCATCCCTAATGAAAATATTTTAAATAAATAAAAAAATAAATAACAAAGTTATTTATTTTTTTATTTATTTAAAATATTTTCATTACGGTAAAATTTATATTTAAAAACAAAAAATAAAAAATTGATTTATCAATTTTTTATTTTTTATTTTTAAATATAAATTTTATCCCAAGTTAAAAAAAATAAAAATAAATAAAAAATATATAGCTTTGCTATATATTTTTTATTTATTTTTATTTTTTTTAACTTCGGTGGTTTAGTAATATAATAATAAACAAATCTTGAGCCAAAATGGCTACGGTAAAAATTATATTTAAAAATTAACAAATAAAAAAATGATTTATCAATTTTTATTTTTTCATTTTTAAATATAATTTTTATCCCAAGTTAAAAAAAATAAAAATAAATAAAAAATATATAGCTTTGCTATATATTTTTTATTTATTTTTATTTTTTTTAACTTCGGTGGTTTAGTAATATAATAATAAACAAATAATAAATTAATTTATCAATTTTTTATTTTTTTATTTTTAAATAAACGAAGTTCTAACTTTTAACCCAATTTAAAAAAAATAAAAATAAACGAAGTTCCATAAAAAATATGTTTATTTTTATAAAAAAATATAGACTTAATAATGATATTTTTTAAAATATCCTTATATATGAATAAATAAAAGTATATAATTTTTATTTTAATTTATTATTTTTCTAATCAATATTTTTCCTTGTTTGTCATTTTGATTTTTATAACAATTATAAAGAACAAAATTTAAATATAGTTGGATTTACATAATATTTATATTTATGTATATATTCATCCGGAAAAATTAATAAATATATAGTTTGTAATCTTTATTTTTTATAAAATTATATTGAATTATCTTATTTAATATAAATAATTCATATTTTTTTAACATATTATAAAGTATATAATATTCATCTTTATTATTTAAATTAATAAATTTAAACTCATTATTTATTTCTTTAATATAATTAATTATATTAATATTAAATTTATTTATTTCATTATTAGTCATAACTATATTTATTAATTTATTTTTCAATAACTTATTTATTATTTTTTAAAATAATAATTACATTATTATTAATTTTTCTGAAATTTTTAGAACATCATTTAATGTATTCTAAGAAATATAAAATTATTAATAATATTATTATTTAGCCGGGAACTATTTTCGGAACATAGTTTATTTTAAATATTAAATAATAATATTATTATTTAGTAGCCATAAATAAATTTTAGATTTTAAATAATGAAAACTAGACCTTCGTTTATTTATTTTAATTTTAGATATTAAATTAAAATATTTTGGAACATATTTTAATTTTTCTAAAATTTTTATAATTTCTTTGAAAACGAGAATAATTAATAATATTATTTAATAAGAAACTATTTTTGGAACATAGTTTATTTTATTCTTATTTTCAAAAAAATTATACAAATTTCAGAAAAATTAAACTATGTTCCAAAATATTTTAATTTATGGTTTTTAAAAATTATTTTTATAATTTTTCTTAAATTTTTATAATTTTTCTGAAAATAGCAATAAATATACTGATAATAAATAGTAATTGAAACGAACAATAATAAACATATACATTATTAAAAATTAATAAATAATTAATTTTTGCGGAAAAATATATTATTGTTATTTCCTGATGAAATAATTTGCGTTCCTAAAAGTTCAGACAAATTATTTTTTTTAAAATTTTTATAATTTCTATAATGATGCAATAAGATTTAAAAATTATTTTGAAATACAGTTTAATTTATCTTAATATAACAATAAATTTATAAATAATTACTAAATAAATAATATATGGGAAGTATTTAAGATTAACTAATATTAAAAATTAATAAATAAATTAGTTTTGTAAGAAAATAAACGAAGTTAACGAAGTTCCCTTAGATTTATAAATAATTTAGTTTTAACAAAAATATTTAAATTTATAAATAATTATTAAGTAATTAGTTTAGCGGAAAATAAACAAAGTTCCCATTAAATTTACAAATAATTAATTTATGGTAAAATATTTAAGATTAACTAATTATTAAAAATTAATAAATAATTAGTTTTGTGATAAAATAAATAAAGTTAACAAAGTTCTCTTTAGATTTATAAATAATTACTAAATAATTAGTTTATAATAAAATATTTAAGATTAAAAATTAATAAATAAAGTTTTGTGGAAAATAAATCAAATTAATGAAGTTTCCTTTAGATTTATAAATATAACGTGTTTAATGTGTCTATTTTTTTATTGTTTATTATCAGTTTATTTAAAAAATTAAACATTACAAATAATTTAAATAATTGAGGTTAACAATTTTTTCTATTATTATATGAAATTTCATTTATTGGTTTGTAATATTTAATTTAAATACTTTTGGTTTCTATTATTTTATTTTAATTATTAGTTTTAATAATAATTTAAATAATTAAAAGTATTATTAAAATCAATAATTTAGATAATAAATGAAATTAATAATAAATAATTTAATAATTAAGAAGGTGCTTATTATAATAATACACATTTATAGGAAGCATAATTTATTTATAGAAACTTCATTAGTTATTTTCAATAAGATTATAATAAACAATAATTCGCTCTGATAATAATAAACATGCCATATATATAATTTATGTTTTGTTTATTTAAAGATTAGTCTAATAAAAAAATATCATAAAAAAAAATGATTTTTTTATATAAAGAACTTATATATTTATATATTTATATATGACTATATCAGAACAATATATATGTGATACATGTAAAAAAGTTTTTAATAATAAAACTAATTTAACT